TATTTAATAGCTGAGTCTGAAGTCAAAGAGTTACGATTAAAACAAGTAGCATTAGAATATGAATTAAAAATCATTAAAGATAAGTATGATAAATTAAATGATATGTATCAAAAAAACAGTGGTTTATTGCCACTATCGAGGAGTTGGTAATGAAACGATTAATCTTATTATTGTTATTAGCTGGATGTTGCCATCAACCTACAGTTATCAACTACTTTAAGCTAGGTGATAAAGTCAAAGCACCTGTCGAAGGCATTGTGGTGGATGTTTTAGACGTAAAAAACGAGTGTTATCCGCAGCTTACTTACATTGTTAGATTTAAAGCTACTGAATTTGTTGAATATTGCGGACAGGATTTAAAATGATGTTTATAGTAGTTTGTTTCAGCGGTAAGTTTAGGCTTTGCATAATGGACGACGGCTTGTGGTGGTATCAAAGTTTAGGTTTTAACACTCACTACGAAGCCGTCGAGTCTAAGAGAGCCTGGGAAGAATTTATCAAAGATTAAGTTTTTCTGCTACTGCTACGACTTCAAAGTAGCTAGTCTGGATCAGTTGATTATCTCGGATAAATTGGTCTCCTAGTAAGTTACTTGCCTACGAGTACGCGCTCTCATTGCAAAGACGTAGCACATATCGCTAAAGGCTTTAGACTTTTGAGCGTGTTCTTTGATTGTTTCTGCTAAGCTAAACTTGTTTTCTAATTGCATGGTATCTTCCTTTGTTATTTGCCTTAATTGGCTTGTTGATAATTAGTATTTCAACTAATATGCCATGTCTAAAGCTAATATATAAGGTATGGTGCGTCTAGATACTATTCATGGAGCAAATATTGTAATTGAGGGTGTAAAAATGAAAAAGGAGCTTGTTAAGCTCCTTCATCTTCTCTTTTCAAGGCTTTCTCTTCACTAAACGCGGATGGGAATCTTATGTTTAGCTTATCTATATTTAACAGCATAATTTCTTCAAAATCGCTATCTATAGTTTTTAGCATTAAAGCTACATACCAGAGTAAGTCCCCCAGCTCTTCTTTAAGATGCGCCTTATCTAATTCTTTATTAAACTGAGTGTGCTTTTTGATTATATCTACAACTTCTCCGGCCTCTCCGCTGATGCCTAGCGCCGCATTTATCATTCTGTAACTGTTACCCGTAAAGTTTTTATTCCCATGCTCTAAATATCCTTGATCTGTACGATCCTTTGTCATTGCCCAGGCTAAATATTTATTGCTATCCATCTAAATCCTCTTCAGTTTCAAATCTAGGTCTTTTTAACAGAGTTTTATTATCTCTCATTTGAATGTATCGCCCATAAGCCTCGGATTTAGGCTGTGTAAACGCTAACCCTTTACACCAATAATCATTACGTAGTAATACTTTGCACAATCGTCTCCAAGAAGGAGCTATTCTTTTGGCCTCTAAAACAGAAGGAACCTCGTCTGGAATCCCATCCGCGTATCCTCTACATTTCCACCATTTAATAAAAACTTTAAATTTCTTTATATAATGCTCTTGGGTTGATTTAGGTAAAGAACTGAGTAGTAAGTTACAAAAGGACTTCCATGTATGGTTAGGGGGTTTAGATATCTTAGAGTAACCAGTCATATTACCAGACTCTTGTATATATAAAGCTCCTGAATTTACTCCATTCACTCTATTTACTACCTTATACCACGTTGCTGGCTCTAAAATATGATATAACCATAGTCCTCTACGTTGATCGTCTCCATAGGGTTGACATATCCTCATCTGGGCTGGAGAAAGTCCTGCTTTGTGCATCTGCTCATATATAATATTGTAAGGCAGTGTAGGATTAAGATAGTGATAGTGCCACAAATCAGCTACAGACCAATCGTAAATTGGATAGATATTATAAACATTTTCAGTAACTTTAGTAGTGTAATTTCTATCTTTAAACTTAATTTTTGATTTTAAAGCTATAGTTCTAAAACGATTCAAACTTTCATCGGTTCTTATACCTACGAAACAAGCGCAAGTTTTTCCTTCTGCATACCATTCTCCAAACTCAGGTACAAATTCTTCAAATTCAAATCCTCTTTGGAAAAAGTTAAAATACTTCTCATCTGTAATTGCATACGCAGGGGGCTGTCTAACCCAAGAGTGTTTGGCATCAGGGTCCCAGGCTAACCATTTGGGTTGATAATTAGATACTGCGTTCCTTAATGCTAGCGGTAATGATACCCAGAATAAATCAATGTTATCTTTATATAACTCAACGCATTTTTCTGCATGATCAATAGTGAGTTTATACTGAGCTTCTAAATCAACCAATAAAATCCCTATCTTCCTATTTCTTTTTATTGCTTCTTTCATAACTAAATGCAACATCAAAGTGCTGTCTTTACCTGCGCTAAAGCTTAGGTATATCTTTTCAAAATTATCGAATATAAACTCTATTCGTTGTTGACTAGCCTGCATTACATTTATCTCTTGATATTTTTTAAGTATTGACATTATTACTCCTTGTTCCTAACCATAAGTCTAAATAAGTTTGAGCCAACTTATTTGCTATAAGTTGTTCTTCTTGTGTCAAAGTGTTGTAAGCACCCATACTTACTGAAGCAGGTACCCCTAAAACTAAAGCACAAGCTGCTTGACCTAGATATGCAATTCTATTCATACCCACGTTAGTCAAATTATGTTCACAGGAATTAGGCCATTTAGTTATTATGTTATATAAAGCTGCCTCAAACTTATTACTATCCTTAAGTAAATCTGCACATAGTTGAACTGTATTTTGAGTTGGGTAACTTGACACCCCTCCATAAAAGTTATGTCTATAATCTTCCCACTTATCAAAAGAATGGAATACTCTATTAATCATATAGAATCCTCATCTAATTCTACCGTGGTAGAATCATTATCATTATTTTCAATATCCCAAGCTTTACTAAAATCCGTCGTACTGAACATTTCTACTAACCCACTAACTTGACACAGTCGTAGGACCTCATCTGAATCCATTCCTAGATGTTTAGCAATCCATTCTTCACTTCTATTTCTTTTCTTAAGGTCTACTACTATATCAGACATTGAGTCTACTCCATGCTTACCTCTTGCTCGATTATGTCTAATAGTCGATGCCATGCGATCTGATAAATCTGATCTATCTCCGTTAATAACAACCAAAGGTAAATACCCTTTAATTCTTTTTTGTATCTCTTTTGATTCCTTACCTACTCGATGCCTATGAAAACCATCAATAACTTCATACTTACCTTCTCGTTCCCAAGATACGATAGGCTGTGTATACCCATCTGACTGAATAGAAAGTTCAAGAAGTTTCATTTCTGGAGGAGCTACCGTATTTGGATTGTAATCGTTAGCCAACACCTCTGTATTTAGTACCCATTGAACGCAGTCTACTGGCTCAGTATTGAAAGGCGAATACTTGGCTAATTCTAGGCGAATTTTATTAATTGTATCCACTTTTTGCTTTACAGGTAAATCCTCAATACCTCTAAATATCTCTGAACATTTTTCTATTATAGACATAAAACAACCTTTCTTTTTGTATAAGTATACAATACTTTTATAGAATAGGCAATAAATAATAAAAAACCCTCTTTTTTAAGGAGGGTTAAAATCTTACGATTTTTATAATAGTTAGTTATACTACACGATTACGCGGATAACTGAACCACGCAATTCCAACCTGGTGCACTACAAATCAAGTTACCATAGTAACCGATACGAATCTCTAAAGCATCCGCATTACCGACGCGAAGTCCTTCTAAACCTTCCATACCGTATGTAAGGATATGAGGTACTTTACCTAAAGAGCGTAGTTTAAACGTGCTCATAGTAAGTAAGTAAGCTGTTTGTGGAGGACATGAACGGTCAGCTAAGACAGTTACACGTCCATAAGCAGATTGAAATGTAATACATTAAAAAGATACTTCAACTTCATCATGGTTAACTTGTACATATTGTACTTTAGCGCCTAAAGCATTTACTAAAGCAGCATACGATGCGAAGTCCATAACGCAAAGATCTGGTTTTCCACCTTCACGATTTAAGAATGCTAATGCATTCGTAATACCTTCTTCGATAGTGAACGCTTGAGCGTTGTATCGTAGTCCAGCAAGACGTGTAGGGTCAGCAGAGCGGTTAACTCCCCAGAAGTTATCATTAGCAGCAGGTGTAGTTACTGGTAACCAAGCAGCTAAGCCTGATAATGCCAAGAAAGATCCTGTGTTAGTAGCTCCTGTTAAAGGGATATCACCTGATACTGATAAGTATGACAAACCTGTACCGATAGCCCAGTTAGCAGATAATGGACCTGCTGAAGCTGTACCAGTGATGATACCGTTTGCGCGGTCAACACCTGTAACGATAATTGAATCTGAAGAAGGTGCTCCACCGTCTGTAGCAGAAGCTACTAACAGTTGTCCAACTTCGATTGATACGATTTGTTGTGAATTTGTAATAGTGATTGATACTCCACCTGGAGCGGTACCTGATTGAGAAGATACTGCTGATCCAATAGCACGAGTAGCTGTACCTGATCCAAACAATTCAAATGCGATATTGTTTGTTAAGTTACGGAAACCACCATCCATTTGTAATTTAGCTGCGTCTACGAACGCACCAGCTGAAGTCTTAGTTTGTTCCATTAACAAATTAGTAATAGTTACTAATTGGTAATCTTGGATTACATAGACAAAGTAACTAACTAAAGCTACTGCTGTTTGTTGTTGTTGAGCATTTTGGAATGTATGTGAACGACCTTGTGGTGCTCCATATTCTAATGGTACTGGAATGTATTTTCCTGCGAAACCATCTGGACTCTCGTCTTTAGGTACTAATGCCAAGAATGGATTTTCCTTGTAAACTAGATCCTTCATGTACTCTTTATCATCTTTGTATAGCTCTTTTAATGAAGCTATCTGGTTCGAACTGTTAGCAAATTGTGCTGCCATGTTATATTCCTATGTTATTTTACATACTTAGCTAAATGTTACCCAATGTAATATCTATCTTTTTATGTATATCTAAGTGACCTGCTTACTGCGCTTTTACACGACTCACCGAGGTGTTAGATGTTATTAGTACTTCTCACCTTTAAACGCTAATATAGCTCTTTCCTTAGCTGATAACTGTCTATTGGAAGATGCTGCATTCGTTAAAGTCTTCATTGTTTGTTGTGGCTGCTGTGTTTGAGTAGCTCCTGGTGTCTTCTGGGAGTTGGTTGCAGGTCGCGTTGCACTCGCTTGCTGTATCCGGTTCTTAATCTTATTGATGTTAGCTACCTTGGTATACTCATCTGCTAGGTAGTCTTCTACTTGTTGCGCTGCTTCTTCAACTGTTAATAGATATCCGTCTTTTTCGTATGTTTGAGTGATTAGCTCAACTACATCTCTAGTAGCTCGAGTAGCTTTAATAGTTTCAAAATTAGGGTCATTCTTTACTAGGGCTTTTACATCTAGTTCAATCTGTTTAACTGCTGCTTGATACTGAGCGGTTTGCTGCTCTTCATAGCTTTTTTGCGTTGTCTTATTAGATTCTTCTAATGCTGCAATCTTAGCTTCCAGCTTTTGAATGGTAGATTGTACTCGAGGGTCTGTAGGTTGTTGATTAATGATTTGCTGAGTAAGCTCTTCATAACTAACACCTGCTTCTGCAAGGGCTGTTAAAGCGTCTTGTTTCAGCATATCTCTAGAAATATACTTAGACATATCTGTTTGAGGTGTCTGTAAACTAGCCTCTTTAGCTTTAAAAGCCTCTTCACGAGTCTTAAATTGCTGTTCTTGCTGCTGTGCTCGTGCTCTTAAAGCCTTTTCTTGTCTGGCTAACTGAGCAAATTGACGGCTTAACGCTGGGTCTTCAGCTTTTTCAGGTGGAGCTTCTTGTGTATCTACCTGATCTTGCTCGTCATTAGAGGCTATCTGTTCATTTCTAGCTCTAATCGCACCCATTTCTTCTGGCTGTACCTGGTTCTGGTTTTGTACTGGTGATTGCTCAGGGGTTTGTTGGCCACCCATAAACGCTTGTACTGCTCGAGCTTTGGCGTCTACTTGAGGTGCTACTGGTGTTGCTGGAGCTGTTGGCGCTCCCATTGGCTTGATATTCATGTTGTCTGTCCTTTGTTGTTATTGTTGTGGGTTACCGTTTGGAATTAAAGGTGATTGTTGTTGTGGTTGTGGTGCAGCTTGTGGTGTTGGAGAAGGACCGCCTTGTGGTGGGGTCATGCCTGGCTGTGGTGCCATAGCTGCTTGTTTTAAGGTTTGAATTTGATTAAAGAAATCTCTTAGTTGGGAAGCTTTTTCTTCTTCTAGTTTAGCTTGAGAGTATAGGTTAATATACTGCACCGTAAGCTTAGTAGCTAAGTCTAGATCCATGAATGGATCGGGAGGTGTATATTTACCATCGTCGATGATATCGTCTAATAGCTGGAATATGCGCTCTTCACCTGCATTAGCTAGCTTTTCAACTTGATCTAAGTCAGGGTAATCTAATAGTCTACGGCCTTCTTGTAGTGTAATCATCCCTGACTGCACCATCTCTGTAATCTTAGATAGGCGTCCTGCTGGATCTTTAGGTAGTGATGATTGAGTAAAACATTGGATAACAAATGCATCGTTAACTAGGTCTGCTTTAGATAGATCTATTTCTTTAGTACCATTTTTGTTAGGAAATACGGTTGAGTATTTACCATCCCGATCGACGATGTCTTTGGCAAGACCAACAATTTGGTATGTAATGTCCACAAACATATTATCATAACGACGGCTAAGACTAGCAAAGCGGTCCGTACTGATGTCGTCATACGTCCTAATCGCTTCGCCCGAATCCAAGCCTTGTGGCTTCTGACTAGACGCTTGCAATGCAGACACACCACATTGTTGATATCCGTATTGGATAAGTTTATCTCGTTCTGCATACAATTCAGGTGCGTTACATGGTGCGACTTCATAGATTGGCTTTATACCTCTGTATTTAACAATAACTCCAATGTCATTGTTATGATGAGCTGAAGTAACTTTAGATCCTTCTTCTTGAAATACTCTAGGTACTCCAATTAGTTTAATAGCTTTAGAAATAGTAAATAGTATGCTGTTTAGTTCTATCTGGGTGCCCATTAGTTGTTCAGCTAGTCCTTGTGACCAGAAACCTAATAGACGTGGTGAGTAATGTAGAAATGTAAATGGGAATCGGTCCTTAGTGTAATCTTCGTCTAATAATGATCCAGCAGAGCAAACAATCATGTGACGACCGTCTTTAGCGTTCTTACCTGATCTTAAGTGCCAGCCTTCTACTACCATTACTAAGTCAGATACGGTCTTAGATGCATCTGCTGAGTTGTCTGGGTATGCTTTAGCTGCAGCTTCTAGCTTTTGTCTAAGCTTAGGAAAACTAGCTATTAATACATCTCTATCTACAAGCTTCATACGGTATATCTGTCTAGGCTCTCCGTACATAGCTTCATTTGGATCTACTAATAGCTCTGTTAAAAGCACTCGCTCTAAGCCGACTCTGTTATCAGGGGTCTCGTAGGTATGTAACACTCCTGTCCCTGTTACTAAAGAATCTCTTAGGCAAGTTTGAGCAAGATCATAGGTTTTGGTAGCATAGAACTCACCTTGTACGAAGTTATTAAGCTTCTTAGCTAGGTTACGTTCTTTATAGTTACCCATCTCCGTTAAGAACACTGGTTGAGGTCTTGACTGAGATATTCTTGACACTAGTGTATCTGTAGCAGATTGCACTAGGTTGAATGTAGGACGGTCTTGAGGTAGACCTGAAGTTTGATCAATCTTTGACATATTACTACCAGCAAACGAGTATAGACTCTGATTGCCGTATAGTTTAGCGTAGATTGCTGTTTGTCTGTATCTGTAGGCTTGAGACTCTTTAAGGTAGGCAGCAGTTGATAACATCTGCATTGCAGCTTTATCGTCGTCCTTCTCAGGCCACCACTGCTGCAGAGTCATAGACTCATTAACAGCTTTAGTCTTCATTGTGATTTTAGACTTAGGTCCTTGTGATGCTGTGACTTTCATTTATATACCTTATTGTTGTTCTTGATTAGAGGCAGAATAGAATAGTAGTTCGTCTTCTGTAAGGGAATCTGTTTCTATTTGTGTTTCTTCTGTTATGCCGCCTGGTGCGTACATAACCTTTTTGTTAGCCTTAGGTGCTTTAATCTCTTTACGAGGTTCTGCACCTAAATGTAGCTCTACATTGTCTATTTTAATTGATTCGACACCTGTCTTACGACATAACTTGATGATTAGCTCTAGTTGCTTAATGTCTATAATAGTCATTATTTACCTTTAAATTGTCGTTTAACACTCATTTGTGAGCGGATCTTAGATACCATGTCGTGAGAGTCTTCGTCTTCAATGTCGTGTCCATGCTCATTAGAGTCCATTGGCTCATCTAATTCTTCTGTGTAGTTTTCTTTTAAAGATGCTTTATTAGCTTTATAGTAAGCATTAGGCTGTTCTTTGTTGTTTGTAGATACTCCAGCCATTCCACCATTAGCAAACATCTCTGCTTCGTCGTCGTCATGAGATCCAGATGCTTGTTTTAATGCTTTATGCATTTTAGCCATTACAGCAGCTACGATAGAATCGTGGTGGTCTTCCTGCTCTTCGTCTTCAGGCTGCTCCATGTCGTCTTCTACAGCTCCGCCTCGAGCAAAATGATCTTCCATAATCTCTTCTTCAGAGGGCTTCATTTGATCGTCGTCTTGCTCTAAATGCTCTGGATGTACTTGCTCGTCTTGTTCTGCATCTTTCATAGATACGTCTTCGTTAATCATTCCACCTTTAGCGTAAGGTTTTCTGTGGTTATTATGTTCTTTAGACATATCTGGGTCACTACCCATTTTATGTGCTTCTAACTCACTGTCTTCTTTAATAGGAAGTTTTTTACCGTGTAGATCGCCTTCCTCAAGGATATGAGATCTTTCTCTTACTGAAAAAGAGTCACTTCCCATGATTTTAGGTCTAGAAAGAGGCGTTAAAGAAACTTTACCGGCTTGTTTTACTGTCGGATTGTCGGTCCATTTATCTTGAGGTAGGGACTTTTTAGAGTCGTTTTCTTTGATGTCTTGTTTGTCCGCATCCATTTCTTCGGGCATAGGACGTTGTTTAGCTTTAGCGGAGTCATTGATCATCCCGCCTTTAGCCATCTTTTTCTTGTTACGGCTTTGCATATCGTAAGCTACCATCATGTTCTTCATTGACTTCATTGTTTATTCTTCCCCTGTTTTTTGTGAATCGTAAGAATGAGGCTCTGAAGCTTCATCGTCGTTATCTAATAGTTCAAATGCGTCTTTTAAAGCTTCTGCCACTCGTTTAGCGTCTTTAGCTTCTACTGCGTCTATAATTTCTTGAGCACAAGCTTCAATACCTGCTGAGCTATCATCTTGATTTTGTTCAGCTTTTGGGTCTGGATGACGTTTTTGTGATAAAACTCCAGAAATTGATTGATCTTTTTTCGAAAAAGGTAACAAAAAGCCTCCAAAAATACCTAAATTGGTATCATAGAAGGCTATTCGTTCATTATTCTTCGCCTTTCATCCATTTATCGAACTCAGCTTCTTTGGTATACCCTTCTAATTCAGCTTCAAACATGGTATCGTGCTGAGCGTCTGCCCATTCCTTAGTGCCCCACTTCGGTTTAGCTGCTTCTTCCTTGTGTGTATAGGCATAGGACTCTTTAAAGGCATATAGGACAGCGTCAATGATGTCACTGTGTGGTTTCTTCTTAATCACTATCTTATTAGGGGTAGACTTATCCCAATCAATTTGGACGATATACGAGTCTTGAGCAAACCTTGAGTTTTCAAATGCTTTAAACTTACCTAACCGCATAGCATCATTAAGTAATTCAACATTTGTTTGTTTCTTAGCTTTATCTGCAGCTTCTAATGGCACTCCAAACCGTTGTCTAAGGTCTTCAGCTACCTTCTTACCTAAAGCACCTTCGTCCATAATGATCTTATAGGCATTGTATTTCTTCTGCATTGTCTCAATCTGAGTGGTTAGTGCTGATATACCTTGCTTAGATTTAATGCTCTCTTCTACCAGGTACGTTGTAGGGCACGTTTCAGACCAAGCTAACACAGCAATAGCATCTGCATCGTTAAATCCAATATCTACACCTAGTATGTAATTCCATTTATGATTTACTGGTAACTCATTGTAATCATTAGTATTTTTAGAATATCTGATCCATAATGATTGAGCATCTAATACCCACTTGTTACGATATTCTCGTAGTAATGTTGGGTTATCGTGCTGCCATTCTCTTTTTTTAATCAACTCAGCTATAAACAGCTCTGGGTTTGGCATATATGGATTATCTAGTAAAGTCCATTCGTGATGAGAATACCCATATTTATGGTTATTTGTAACGTCAAAGAAATAACCTTGTGGAACTGGCCCTGGAGTACCTGTTAAAGCAAGCCAGCCATCTGCATAGTCTGAGATAGAAGGTGTTAATACGTCGTCTACCAAGGATTGTAAATGCACTCCAAAATCTTGTGCTTCGTCAATCCCTACACCTGGGTACTTACGTCCTTTTAGACGTTTAATGAAGTTCTTCATATCTGCCCCAAATAGCTTAAGATTAGAGCCGTTTGGATGTTTCATTGTTAATTTAGATTCTAGAAAAGTACAGCCTATTTTATACTTGTCGTTAATTTCTTGTAATACTGGCCAGAGGATCTCTCTAGCTGAGTCTAAGGTTAGTCCTAGGTATATACACTGGCTCTTTGGGTACTTCTCTAGTGTTCTAAAAAACCTTAATGCTAGCCCATTAGTCTTACCTGCCCGACGTGAGCACTGAGCATCTATGAATCTAGCCGTATCCTCTACAAAAGCGTTTTGCTGTGGAAAGTCACCACTTAGTTCAACTGAATTGGTAGGTGCTTGCGACTTCCTAGATAACGCTTCTACTAATAGGCCAGACTTACTTACTAAGCTCATTCTTAGCGCCTTCTGCTACCATTTTCTCCATTAGCTCTTTAGCATTCTTTTGAACTAATAACATATATTCTTTAACTTCTTCTACTGTTTGAAAATACTTATAACTAGATGATTCTGGGTTAGCCTCAACTTCACCTCTGGTCTTCTTAACGCCTTTTTGTACTAAATTCTTACGGTACCAATTAGTCTTACCAAAGATTGCTTTTGATAGTTCTTCTAGTTCTTTACGCTCTTCTCGATTAATATACATTATTCATCCTGGGTTAGTGTTTTACGAGCTTCTAGCATCTCATTGATCTGCTCGTCTGTAAGTCCTTTTAACGACTCACCTTCTCGGTCTTTTAACTCAAATAATAGCTTTAAATTGTCTCTTAAATCTCTAGCACTAGGGGCATCTAGCTTGCCTTTAGCTGATAGTATTAACAAGTTCTTAACTTCACGATATAAGACTGATAAGCTATCGTCTATTAGTCTCTGTATTGATATCTCAGAAATTAAAGGAGCCTCAATTTGAGGCCCTTTTAAACTTGATAAGTCTGTAGTTAATTTACTATAGCGTTTCATTACTTAGTCTTTAAAGTTACTTGTTCTACTGGCTTAGAAGCTGCCTTCATTACCTCAATGTTTGACGCTGGTGTAATCACTTCCTCACCTTTTAGTGTAGTAATGAACAATAAGCCATCTTCTAATTGCATTGATTTAATCTTACTGCCTGGAGCGCCAATAGACAATGTTGGTCCAATAGATCCGCCAAACTCACCTGCTACAAAGATAGGACCTGTTAGTTTTGCGTATGTAATAACACGATTAGACACTAGGGGCCGCCTGTTCTTCTTGCTTAGGTGTTTCTTTATCTAACTGGTTACGAGCTGCAGCTTCTTTATTAACGTCTTCTAGTAATTCATTTAAAGTTTCTAAATCTTTAGTTAATACATAGATTTGATACTGTACTTGACCTGCATTAAAAGCTTTTTCTTGATAGTCTTTTTGAATATCAATTAATTGCCTAGGTGTAACAGATTTAGGTTTTGCTGGGCGCGATGACTTTGCTGACATTGTTTTATCTCCTTGTTATAATTTGAACGGGTTAAATATACACCCATTAAATTTAGTTATTAATTTCTTACCTAATTCAGTTAAGTGGCTAACTGCGCTAGGGTATTGCGGTAATAGTGACCTTGCTATACCTTTTAGTCTCCAATTTGCTTTGACGTAAACAAAATGAATGGTCTGATAGTCGTTACTTAAAATGCTATATCCGATAATAACGTCTTCTTCGTCCTTTAAGCAAGCTACTTTTATGGTAGCTCGTGTCACTAATGCTTCAGCTACTAACTTATAATTGTCCATAAAAATCTGTTTAGGTATTAAACTAAACCATGAATCACCATAGTATAGCCCTCTAAGAAAAGTAGCTAACACAAAATTAGTGTCCTCTACTTTGAAGTCTCTTACTGTATATAATCCTATAAACTTTACGGGCTTAAGTACTTCAACTTCATTATTACTATCAACTTGATTATAATTTTCGATACTGTCACATACTTTCTTTTTTTAATGCCACTTTTAATTAATACGTTTGAAATTTCTTTTAGTGATAAACCTTCTGCATGATATGCCCAAATTGTTTTATCTACTTCATTGTCAAACTTATAATCATTTAGTAAAGCCATTGCCATCGAATAATAATGCTGTATAACTTCAATCTCAATCGGTTCTTTTTTGTTTTTAGTATAACTTCTGTCTAAAAGTCCAGACTCGTGCTCTATGTCTTTAAAACCATCATCTTTAAGCTTATCGTACCAATGCTTTTGTAATTTACTAAACTTGGATTGGTTCATGGCTAGCTACTGCATCGGGTGACGTAGTAACTTCTACTGGTTTATTAGCTTCTTCAGCTTGCTTTTTAATAAGCTCTTCTTGACGTGCTTTACAATCTTGCATAATAGCTTGAGCAATCTGAGACGCTGCTCCTTTTAATAAGATATTACCGAAGTAAGCTTTAGGCTTAGAACCTTCATCTGACTTCAAATGTAATATAGCTACTGCAATGGCAAATTTAACGCTATCGTTATTGGGCATTTCATATGTGTCAATAATATCGTTAGCCCATGTCTCAAACTCAGTCATGCCTTGTGGAAGCTTAGTTGGTATATGGTTTAGTAAACGCTTAATAGCTCTATTCATGGTGTAATCTCCTTATACACACTATGTCTTATTATAATGCACCTGTCAAGCTTTTTGTTTACACTTCTGCTAAATTCTTTCCTATCTTTGGTATAGCTTCCAATGGAACACCTGGTAGTATAGTTGTGTTTTCCATAGCATCTTGTAATAGCAGGCTAACTGTCTCTGCATCTGTCTCATTACACTCTACTATAAGGGAGTCGTGTACCTGGGCTACAAAGTTAGCTGAAATACCAGCTTGTTTTATGTGTTCATTAAACCTAATAGCTGCTCTATTAACGATATTAGCCGCCGTTCCTTGAATCTTATGATTAACAGCTAAATTTAAAAACCCTCTGGCCTCGTAAGGAAGGTCTGCGTGAGCTTTTTTACCATAAATACGATCAATAGCTTTAGCCTCTGGTATTCGTCGAACGCGCCCATATAGACTAGTGACGTAGCCTTTAGATTTAGCCTCTGCGTGGCTGTCTAGCATCATTTGTGCTACTCCAGGAAAGGCGTGAAAATACGAGTCGATGTCTTCCTGAGTATCTTCCTTGCTCTTCTTAGTAGTCTTAGCCAGCTGACTAGCTGAGGCACCATACGTGCTAGCTAATGCTATTACTTTTGATAGATCCCTTAGATTAGGATACTTGACTCCAAAAGCTTCGGGACTTCCTTCCTTCTTAGGGGTGCAGTCTGTTTTACCATAGACTCGCATCCCAATTACTGAGTAAAAGTCGTCCGTACCATTAAAAGCAGTCATTAAATTCTTATCTTGACTCATGTAAGCAAATACTCTAGGCTCTAGCTGAGAATAATCCGCCCCTACAAACACTTTACCCGGTCTAGAAACAATACACTGTTTGACTCGCTTATCTTTACGAGGTAGATTTTGAAAATTAGGGTTAGAACTAGAGTACCTGCCTGAAGACGTGCCGATCTGCTTAAAACTGGGCTGTATAATGCCATATCTTAACTTTTCCTCAATTCCCTCTACATAAGTATTAAGGATTTTAATCTTTTGCTGGTATTCTAGCAGTTTGGCTATCCATTTGTACTTATGAGCTATCTTTCCGAGTGTCTCTTTGTCGCAAGCTAAATATCCCCATGGCTCTTTTATCTTCTTTTTCTCTGTATATAAAGTTCCTGCCTGGGCTATGCATTCTTTTATAAATTTATCTTTATCCGATACCTTATAGGGAAGTTTGCCTATAAGGTAATTACAGACTACCTTACCTTCCTTGGTAAGTGTCGAAAACTCTAAACCAAGCTCTCCAAATATAAGCCAAGATAGCTGACTAGAAGAGCCAATGTTAAATACGTTTTTTTTCTTGTCCCCAGGGTATTTTACTTTAATATAACTATCAATCTCATGGTATATATATGCTTTGGCTTCTTCACACTCTGCTTGTAAAGTCTTTTTTAAAGAAGTTAAAGATTTAATATCTACTTTAAGACCTACTGTATTTAGCTGGTATGTTGGTCCTTTAAGAAGTGGCATAGATTCTTCCTCATAAAAGAATTTATCTAAACCTTGCTCATATAATTGAGGCACTAGCTCCATAAATAGCTTATATGTTAATAATGCGTCTTTAGCTCCATACTTGCCAAGTAGACTGCTGTCTGCTTTGTACATCTCATAAAGAGACTTGGTTAAAGATCCCTCATTGTCTGCTACGCTCTGTTTCATCTCAGACTGCTCTGCTGCTGAATCCTCGCCAAACATACTGACTGACAGATCTTTTAGACCAACTCGTCTATTCTCATCCAATAGATGCGCTAAAACTACTGTGTCTGTATGGATAGACTCGATCAAACTTACTTTAAAATAAGCCTGTACCATCATACAATCATAGACAGCGTTGTGCATTATAAGCTGCTTACCTTTTAAGCTTTTAATTAGATCTATTGATGGTTCTTTTGTGCCTGTGTAGTCAAGTTTTTTAGTCTCTTTGTTCCATTTAGATATAACAACATAATAGGCTTTGTTTTCTTCTGCACATACCGAATATCCTACAATCTCGTCTGTGGAAGATAGTCCCGTAGTCTCTGTATCAAAGGCTATTAAATCTTTGTCTTTTAAATAGTGCTTTAAATCGCTAATGCTTTGCGGAGTGTCCAATACTATCAACTGTGTCATTGGATTGTTCTCCTTCCAAAAAATATGCTGATTTATATGGTATAATCTCAGTTTTTCTATCCGCGCTACGCTTTTTAATTGCTTGAGTTAAAAAATAATCAAAAGACTTTTTATTCTCTTCTGTCATCTGTTTGACTAATTCGGTTTCTGTGTCGAAAAATAAAGTATAGCACTCATCCTCTTTAATTGCATCTTTTAATTGATTTTTATGTCGTATTTTACAAAACTTATAAGCTATTACCGTAGGTGCCCCAGAAGAGTACATACGCTTTACTGGCTGCCACATAGTTACCAAGTAGTCTACGAAGTGCTCAAACGAGCTTGTATCAATAGCGGCGTCTTTGTTTAATTCTAAATCCCCTACGCCTGCTTTTTCTCTAGATGTTTGAGACTGCATAATAAGGAAAGTATTAGTTTTAACAGCAAAGGACTTCATAGCCTTAGAAATATGCTTTTTACCTTCGGCTATTCCTAACTTATTGTCGTTTTTTAATACTCCAATATGATCTATTACTACGCATCCGATCTTTTTTTCGGTTTTCTTCTGGAACCTTATAATATAGTCCTGAATTTCAGTTAAAGATAAATCCCTAAAATCACCATTCTTGTCATAGTTTGATATGATATGAACTTTGCTATATAAAGCCTTATTGTCTCCACACATTTTCTGCCATCTCATAGCTATTTCACGTCCAGGCTGCTCTAGGGGTACGAAGAAGTGATCATACCCTGGATTACTCGCTACAAAGCCTTTAAACATGTTTAATGCTAGTGCTGTTTTACCTACTCCAGATCCAGCTACAAGACCTAGCACCTGGCCTAAGCGAAAGCCTGCGTGAGTATTATCTATCCAAAGGTGACAAGGAAACCTCTCCCCTTCAATATTGTCTTCAGAATTAAGCATCTCTTCTACAGTAGAAGATAATAATAATTCATCTAAACTTAGGTCAAACGTCCATATTTTATTAACAATGTTTTCTGCGTATCCTAATCTATGAACTGGAGAGCGTTGCGAAGCTTTAGCTGTGTTCACTAACACGCTCATGGCTTCTTCTCTAGAAAAACCTTCTAATAGTAGTACATTAGCCAGTCTGTAATCTCCGCCCGATCTATCATCGGATTGGGCTGCGTAAAGACGCTTGACTTCAGGGTTAGATAGCAGTAGCTTGCCAAATTTGATAGGTAAGGCTTCGTCCAAAGCTATGGTATTTTGATTAAGACCGTGAGTTTTATCATAATGCTGCTGGCAATAAGTTTCGTCTTCTGCTGTTATTGCAGGAAGTAGTTTATCCAGCTCTTCTGAAGTATATTCTATGTCTTGTTCTAGTAAAAGCTCACATTTGACGTGTTTATGCTCGTATTTTGTATTGATAGTTCCCGGAACCCTCATTAATTGGAATATTTGACCTACTGCCGGGTCTGTTTTAAATAGACTCACAAGGCGTCTCTGGAACCTTAAATAGCTCATTGAGTCCAGGTCGGACACCTTCCAGTAGACATGAATGCCGTTGCCTGAATCTACTACCCTAGTTGGAGGTATGTCGGCTACAGCTACGGCCTCTAAAAAAGAGTCTTTATCTTTATATATCTGATCTTTAATGTCACAATCAACAAAAACGTAATTAAACTGATCTATCATCGAACCATCAACAGGTGTCCCAGGGTGATATTCTTTAGGATGATTTGGAAGATAGTAAATATTGTATAGTTGTTTGTTATATTTCTTTATCTCTGCATCTGTAAATTGACCTTCTAAAACACGTTTCATAGAAGAATTTTTACCTAAAACGTATTGTGGAGCAATTAATCTATATATCATATATTATATCCCCAAATTAAAAATAGACAGGCACTTATGGCTCGAAATAGAATTTAGTGCGGTTTTGTCCTAGGTGGACACAGAGACACAATTCTATCCCTCAGATCCTTACAATCCTACATTAAGTCTTTAGCAATGCGTCAAAACTCCCTAAATGCCCATCTCAAAAATAAAAAAATAGCCGCCTAGCAACCACCACAGAAAACTAGACGGCCTACCTTTAATTACTTGCGATTTGTAGAGCCTTTATTACTTTTAAGTAATGCATCTACCTTTGCTTTACGCTCTGCTGCTGCTAAAGCTGCTTGCTGCTCTGCTTCTTCTTCTTCATAGTTATTCTCGGGGATATCCTCGTTTGATTCATACTCATCGTTATTGCTGCTAGCCTCGGTTTTATAAGAATTAGTCTTTGGGGCTGCTGAAGAAACCTCAATGGTGTTGTCTGCATCAACCTCAACTTTAAACTTATACATCTCACCATTTGGTGTAGCTACCATTTTATCAAAAGAAGCTCGTACCATATGACCGGGCTGTACGGATTCCATTTTACGGTCTAGGTCTGTCTTACCCCAAACTCCAATATTACCCTTAGAGGTCTGTAGAGTGTAAATAAAAGCATATCCACTCTTAGCTTTCTTGCTCTCAACCTTTCTTGCTCCTAAAAAGTAGCCTTCGACGCTAGTAGGATTGTTCTTACCAGTCTTCTTGTTGAAGCCTCCTAGTGAAATTGTTGTGTCTGTGCTTAAATCGGTTACAGCTTTAAAAGCCATAGTGTTCTCCTTCGGTTAGTTTAACTTAGATCCGCGTGATTGCAGAGCAGTTATAAAATCTTTTAAATTCTCATTAGCTTCTGAAAACTTCAACAAAGAATTGATAGTCTCATCACTAATATACCTATCTTCTGACTTAATATCAGTAACTAAATTCTCTACCAAATCAGCAATAGAATCCATGAATTTGTCTAAACTGTCAAGTCCTATTTGTTCGTTCATTATTTATTCCCTTCTCCGTTATATCTATCATCTTTTAAAGTACCTAATTCTTTTTGTCTTAATATCATAGAAATACAAGCTTTTACAGCCCCTAAGTGATGTTGCCCGTCGATAAGGTCGTGTTCCTCACCTTGAAACCAAGCTAATAAATGTCTTTGTGCTGCTGCTACTAGCTGGCTAGCTTTATGCCCTTTACAATAATTGTATCTACCATATTTCTTCTCGCCTACCATAAATGCCCTAGCTTCTTCTAATTGAGCTATTAATGGTATTAACGATAAATCAGCTTTTTCTTGATCATTCTTAGATGCTTTACCATCTGACATTATTTATTATCTCCCCATTGTTTGTTAACTTTATCAGAATAAATAGAACGAGTCAACTTATTAGAGTTACCTCTGTTATAAGCTACAATACCCTTATTTATATCATTATACCTTAAAATCTGCTTTTGTAAATACTTACCTGCATAATAAATATTTATTTTTGGATTCATTAATTGTTCTACCGTACCTTTAAAACCTAAATATTTAGCTGTCTCTAGCTTAACCTGGCATACACCGTAAGAATGAGAACTGCCATCGTCTATATGCACTACAGAAGCTATATGTCTTGTTTCTACAAAACATAGTGATGATAGTAATCCATTTGGTAAGTTAAATTGTATGCTAGTTGTTATAAATAAGGCAGCTAGTATTGTCATATAACAATATACTAATTGCTATTACGCTAAAAGTCAACGATTAAAGCTTATTTTAATGGTACTGGTAAATACGTTCCACAAAAACCGTTTCCTTTCAATACGCTTGCTAAAAAAGGATTGGCTTGAAATACTAAATCTCTAAATAGCTCAAAACTATATAATGCTTTTAATAAAATATCTAATGGTATTGAACCCCAATGTCTAATTTTCTGCTCATATTGAGACACCCATCTGTTTTTGTGTTTTATGTAAAAAGAAATAGGAGCCTTACTGCCGGATCTGCCAGATTTATATATTTCTACCCTATTCCCTACTCCTGCTTGATTTATTACACAACTACCTATTAAAATCACAGCTTACCCGTCCATCGACCTTTTGAATTTAAAGTCATAGGTATTAAAACGGGTTTGGAGTCAATTATAATAGATGTTCCAATAATAGGACGGTTCAAATTGAGCTTATCATAAGCAAATGCTAGTGATTTTCTATCTATTAGACATCCTGATTGTAAAGACCATAGTAAAGCATTTGGGTTACCAATATAGTCAATTCTAAAATCGGTATGAAAGTGAAATTGTACTACATTAGTACCACGCTGCGCTGCTAGCTTAATGCCTTGCTTACTCATACCATGGCAAAAGTATACTGGCTGGCCATTAGGTAGTGTTAGCTGTAGATCGTTAACCCACTGCCATTTAGTAGATACACCGTAGATTTGATGCTGAGTAGCTAGGTACTTCATAGGAATGCCATTATGCTTCATCTTGCGAAGGGCTAAACTACCATGATTTGAATCTAAGATAATCATATTAGGAAACATCTTTTCGAGACGTTTAAGCACTGTGGTAGCTTTTACTAGCTCGTCCCCTGCTGATGGTAAGTCACTGTCAGAGTCGTGAAAACTAAGGCAGTGCGCGTCAACCTCGTCGCCTCCATTAATGATTAAAGTTGGCTTATATTTCTTCTTAATAGCGGCTAAGAATTTAAACATATCTGGGTGTTGGTATGGAGCATGTTGGTCACTAATGCAAAGTATTCGTCTAGTATCTAATTTCTTCATTGTATCCCCTTGGTTACACTATAGGCAATTAGTATTACTTTTTTGCCTTTTTAAGTCTACGTCTCTCTTTATTTTCTTCCTTAGTTTTAGACTCATGGCAAGGCTTACACAAAGCCTCTAGGTTACGCTCGTCGCACCATATACCATCTATTACTTGATCCCAGGACATCTCTTCTAAAGAGCTATTAACAGGTATTAAAGGCTCTTTGTGATCTATCTGTAATAAATATGCTGGCTCTAATTTTTGACAATTAGCGCACTTACCCCATCTAGTAACGCGCTTTCTGCTAGGATCGCTATAGTCTTTAATTACAGCGGCGTCTAGTGCTTGCCTTCTTAGCTCAGACCTGGAAAATACTCTTCTTAGAGCACCTTTTATTAAATTGCGTTCTTTTGGATTTTTAGGATTCTTCAATGGTAGATTCTCCATTAGTATTAGTTACTATAAAGCGTTTTGGAAACATAGCCTTAAGGCTCTCATTATGTTCGACTACAAATACGCTATCATACTCTAATGCTAATGTCTGTAATAATGTATAAGATTTAACTTTTAAATTATCATCTAAACCGTCTAAGCTCTCATCTAGGAATATAGAATTGAATTTGACTGAGTTATTATTACTAACAGCCTTCATTATAGATAAACCAAAACATAGCTTTAATAGCTGTCTCTGGCCTTTACTAAGCTGAGTGTATACGCAAATGTTTGAGTCTTTATATATGGATACCTCAAGCTTATCCGCATCTACCACTTCAAAATTAACAGTTAACTCAGCATCAAAGTGAGTAGATAACAGTTTATTAGTGTTATCTTGCACCTGGTTAATAGTGTTTATTATTGTTCTACTGCGTAAGGTGTCTGTCACTTCAGATAATAGCTCTAAGTCTGCTAGTACTTGCTTAGCGATTAATAGCCTATCAGAGCGTAAAGTCTCTTCTGCTATCACCTTAGCTAAACCTGTCGTATTATTTTCAATCTGCTCTTCATAGGGATTTTTCTCTGTTTTAAGCTCTGTAAGCAAACCATGATAAGTATTTTTTCTAGCAGCTTCAGTAAGGCTAGCCTGTTCTAAGGATTTAATCTTAAGACTTAACTGGCTACCCTGCCATAATGTATGCTCAACTGCTAGTTTTTGTAAATTATAGCTAAAAATAATGTTCTGAAGCTCTTTATTCTTAGTATGATCCTTAGGGCCTCCGCATTCTCCACAAATACCTTCTGCTGCTTGCGCAGAACTTAGAGTATTAATAGTACCCCGTAGACTTTTTATTCTATCTACGTCCGCTCTAAGATTGCCTAAATTTGCTATCTCTGCGCGTACTCGATCTTTTTGAGCAGATAAGTCTATTAGTGTCTTACTTTGTGTTTCTTCAAAATTATCTCTTAATTTCTTATAATTCTTAATCTTTTGACTGAGTTCATTAAGGTACTCGCTCTCCTGATTTGATAGCCCTTCTAAATTATCAGTAAGATGCCCTATTCTATCTTGAGCCTTTGTAAGCTGAGCTAGTTCTATATCTACTACCTTTTTAGCGTCTTTCTTCTTAATAACTAATTCTGCCTGTATTTTCTTAGGAAGTGTTAAATCTACTATCTGCTCACATATGGCCCTACGCTCTTTAGCTGAGCTTATGAAAAAAGAAGCTGTAGCAGAAAACTCATGGAAGTAGGCACCTGAGAGGTATGTCTCATAATTGAGACCTAGTAGATTGTTGATCATTTTCTGAGTATCTGCTAAGTCTTTACCTCTTACAGGGCTTTGATTTATAAAAGCATCTGTAAAATATAAATCATTACTCTTATTCCCTCTAATTCTAGTAATATCGTAAATAACTCCTGGTTTAGTCTCTATAGTAATAAGGCTTTTAGTTATGCCCTTATTATTCCAAGATATAACCTCATCTGCTGCTCCACCTTTAGCTGTCTTACCAAACAGTACCCAGGGTACTAGATCACATAGAGTAGATTTACCTGATCCAGTGGCTCCTTGTATTAAGGCTAAACCTTCAGAGTCAAAACTAAACTCAAGTTTTTTATAACTAGCAAAGTTTTCAGCAGTACATGAGATTATGCGCATAGTGCCTTCCATAATGTCTTAAGTCGTTCTTTTTGTTCAATAGACGTATTCTGTAAATTGTCTATTAAACCGTCTAATGTATGCTCAGAGGATACAATAGTATGCTCAGGTAATACAGAAGTACTTTGTAATGGTATCAATTCGAGACGAAAGTCATGTATGCCTAGGGCATTGCCAATAAAATCTTTGCTAATCTTAGATAGCTCCTCTTTGATGCCAGTGGCTTTAACTTTAACTAAGTCTCCAGGGTTAACTCCTTCAAAATGAGTTATTCCTAAATGCCCTGCTACAGTAATATTAATTACTACGTGCTTCCTAAGATTAGTAGGTACAAAATCTAACGTACCATCTTCATTTAATATCCTAAAGCCCTTCTGGGGATCATTGGCTTCTCCAAAATTCAAGGTATATGGATTTCCTATGAAAGACATAAGCCCTGCAGCACCTTTACGAGGTCTACCGCATTTGATGTCTTGTCTAGTATGGTAATGGCCTGAGATAACTCTGTAGTCAGCTAATAGGTCTTTATCAATAGCTGTAGGATCTTGCATATAATCACCTGCATTAGAGCCTTTAACTCCTTGATGCATAATGATTGTAGAGCCTTTATCTATTTGATCTAAATAGAATTTAAACATCTCTAGGTCATGCTGGTAGGGTATAAAGCTTAAGCCAATATGCTGAGTAAAATGATCTATTACTGTAACATTTTCTATTAAATCTAAAAAGTTTAATGAATGTTTATTGCTTTTTTCGTTAATTTGATCGTGATTTCCTCTAAGTATAAAACAAGATACTTTTAATATACAAAATGTATTAATCATAGCCTCAATACACTCGCCTCTCATATTAGCTTTAGTGTCGTGTAAGTCTCCAGCTACTATTAATGGTACCTGTAACTGATTGGCCTTCGCTATAGCTAGACGCATTGCTGCGTCTGCTAATTCTAAAGTTTGTAAGTTATAATGTACATCACTAATAATAACCGCTATTGGTTTACTCATCTAAAGCCTCCGAAGCTCCTACTAGTTCAATACCTTTAGCTGTAATGTCTAACTCAAACGACTTAGGCCCTGGATTGCTCTTATCTAAATGATTCTTAAATAGTTTCCAAGTTACCTTAGCACCTATGCGTTGTTTTTCGCCTTTAACCGTGCGCTCAAGCCATTGTTTTCGACTAGTCTGATAAGTTAAACAACTAAAGAAATTAACTGCCTTACCTCCAGCATTAGTCTTACCTGGGCTACCGATATTGTCGTATGTGTAATTTATCATTAACACAGCTACGTCGTGTTCATCACGTTTAGAAATAAGTTTATTAAGCCCTAAGCGATTAATCTGACCCTTACCACCTGGCTTTTGATTTTCAGATGTTAAATCAATCTGAGCGTCACGTTTAGACACTACATTACCTAATGAGTCAAAAACCACTAGTAGTTTACCTTCTGGAGCTACTGCAAAGAAACCATCCCATAGTTTAAATAACAACTCAAAAGCCTCTTCTGCTACGGACGATTGAACAAGCATGATTTGAGAAGCGTCTACACCCCAGGCTGTAAGATCTTGAGTAGTAGTCTTGCCTTCTGTTTCAACGTAAATTACATTAACGTCTTGAGACTGAGCTGCTTTCATAGCTGCTACTGCACACGATGTCTTACCTGAGTCTGAGTCTCCAGCTACCATTACTAGCTTACCAAATGGTATTCCCTTGGTATTAGTGCCTTGTTGCCACCACTCAGGCATAATAATAAAGTCTTTATCTTCTAAACCGCGTAGATTATTACCTACTCCAATTTTATCAGCTTTTTTTGAATCCTTAGCGTAAAGTTTTTGTACGTTTGCTACTACCTTTGATATATCTACTTTAGACATCTTGCATCCTCACTAGCGTTTGTTTAACTTGATTTAATAACTCCAGATACAAAGTAAAATCTCCTGCCTGAAACCACTCTAGGTCCAAATCAATATCTTTATGCAGATTATTTAGTTTCACAGTTACTACAAAATAATCAGAACTTTTATCGTATCTCATAGAAATTGTAAATTTATGATTAACCTCTGACATTATAATTCTCCAATGTAATGATAATTACTGTTATTTGTAGTCAATGATTCCCAATGATAACAAAATATTTCTAGTTCATCCGCTACAGTATTATAATAAACATATTTTTTATCTCCTGAATATATAAAACTTGTAGAAATAATTCCTGGTAGTGAAGGTTTAATCTCTGCAGGTAAACTAACTTCTAAATATTTTTCTTTATTTTCTTGTTCTTTTAATTTTTTAAATATTTTTCTAGTTAATATAAACCCATAAATCAAATAGCAAAAAACAGCTGCCATTAAAAATACTACAAATATTCCCATTGCTAATTGTATACTCATCACTGCCCCTTGCTTACTTGTCTATAATAAACGTGTGCATTAGTAAAAATGTCCATATAACGCTCTAAATTTGCCTTTTTAGACTCTGCCTCATCAAATGCCTGCTGTTCGCTAATAACGATTGCATCTACGTCTACCATAGCTTGTAATAATACGTCTGAAGGCTTCTTGTCACCTTTAGTAGCGCCATCTAGATAAACGGCTGCTCTAATAGCTTTAACTCCAGACTTACGCATACGACTATCTAAATCAACTTGATACAGCTCTTTAGATACTCGCATCTGAGCGTGTAAAAACTTAGCAGATAACTTCTCAGCGTCTGCTAATGTAATTCCTTCATCGTAAGACGCTATAATTTCAGATTCAAGACTCTCACAAAGCTGTAAAAAGTCCATTATTTACCCTTAAAAAAGTTAAGTATTTTAGCCATAGCTCCAGGAGTAGTATCTACAGGAGTCTCAACAACAGGTGTTTCTACGACATTCTTCACTACTTGTAAAGGTACCGGAGTTGCATTTTGATATGCTTCTTCAAAATCACCTTCTTGTACATTAATGCGACCATCAATACCTTGAAATGTAATCCCACCGTTAACGTCTACTACGTTATAAATACCACCTTGTACAATGCCTGGTAAACTATTTGTCAATGCTCTTACTATCATCCCACGCTCTAATTTCATCTAAAACTCCATTCCCAGGCTTACGCCAAATGTTTTGTTTGTTAATCCAAATGCACCTACGTTAATAGGTCCTATAAACTTCTTTGAAACCATAATACCATACGTCGCTTTATCTTGATGAAAATCATAACCTAATAATGCGTTAACATGAACTTTAGATAATGCTGTCGTACTTTCAACTGTTTTTACTATTTTAGTCTCTTCAGATCTTAACACACTATCTTTAATAGTAACAGTTCTAATATTACCTCTTACATCTTTAGTCGTTACAGTCTCTACATGAGTATCTACTTCTTTATCTTTAACATCGTTTGATACTACCGTAGTTTGCGTGTTAGTTTTAGGTTTACCTTCATAAAAACCAAACGCATAGGCACTAATCACTAGTAATGCTCCTAATAAATATTTTAGTTTATCCATTATTTACCGTACATCTTTCTAATTCTAGTCTTTTCAACTTCAGATATCACTGGGCACACAACATGATCTTTAACCTTAATGGAACTTACTTTTCCTTGAGCTAGCTTAGGAATCTCGTCTTCAATACCTTCGTCCCATCCAAACAATCCATAATTACCGTTATTACGACCGTATTCTTGACCTGGACGTAAATCTTCGGTAACACTTGTAACTTTAAAATACTCAGCTTTAGTGATGCCACAACCAACATTAGCGCAACACTCATAAGGCTCACCTCTAAATGGTGTATACATAACCCATTTATGACTACAAGGCTTATTTCCGCCATCACTGGACATGGCGGTTATATACATATCAAGCATATTTGTCTCCTTCAAAATAAATAGCTGCCCCTAATAAAATAATAGCTATTACATTAAATGTTGAAAATACGCTTAATGGTAAAAACGCCAATATTGCAAGATTCATCAAAAATAAAAATAGTTTCATAATACCCCCAAAAATTGTAGTTTAAATGTTCTTACTAATATATTAAACATTGATTTACTAATCCCTGCATTTAATTTTAAATTAACTAAAATATTATTTTTTACATCGTAAATAATTATTTCATTTGCCGTGAGCAATACCATATCTGAATCATATAATCCTATCTATTAGCCCTAAAGCTAAACATTGTTCTGCGTTTAAATACGTTGTTTCTTTATGCATCGCTGTCCAAATACTAGCTTTTGTACCAGTTAATTCTTCTAATATGTTTGCCCATTGTACTTCTAAACGTCGTAATTGTCCAGCTTCTCTTTCTAATTCTAACACATTGCCTTCTAACGTACCGCTGTTTTCGTGTACCATCACCCAGGCCTCTTTACTCATAAACCTAGTATTACCGCTGGCAAGCACTAATACGGCTGCTGATGCTACTAGCCCATAAGCTTGAATACAAACATCGAGATGCATTTCTCTAATTAAAGACGCATACGCTAACGCTGCATAACTATCTCCACCTGGGCTACTAAGCTCTATGGTAATGCTATCTACTTTTTCATGTCTATTAGCAATCTTCTTACTAAACTTTTTAAAACTCTCCATACTTAAGTCACTACTAATCCGGATAACCACTAAATACCCCCATTTAACATCTGATTTATCAATTTCAATCTATTCTCTAATACACTGAAATCTAAACCAATATTGTTGTTACCATTCATTATGCCAGGTCCAGCGATATGATTCAAGTTATAAGAACAATGCCCCAACTCGTGTATCACAATGAAATATGTCCTATAGTCAAACACCGTTACATCGTCTGTAACGACACTAACTTTATACCCGTCTGCACCTTTGCTACAAATACCATCGTACATATGATCAATAGACTCCGAAGCTTTATAAAAAGTAATATAACTTAAATCAACATTACGATAGCCGTCCATAGCCAACTCACTGTTAAACTTATTAATATAAATACTAAAATCAGCTTTAACACCATAAGATTTAGCGTTTGGATACACTATAGGTTTACACCCAACTAATACCAACAATAATAACCATTTCAAAATACACCTCTGACAACTAAAGCTATTTCTATAATATACATCAAAACCTTAGTAAAACCAATGTATAAATAACTATCTAATATAGAATATATGTGCATAGCCTTAATAGGTGATATAATAGCTAATATAAAATATATAATTAAAAATAATGTGATAAGTCTTAATAAACGCATAAACATCCTTTAACTAAAGATAAGCTGTTAGTAGTATATGATCGGAGGGGAGGTCCTACTACTAACAGCTTGGATGGGCTATCATGATGTTTGTCTAGTATTAGAATATAATAAAATTTATTAAAAGTCAAGTGATATTTATCATTATATAGTAGTATTTTTAACTAATATGGTATAAGCTAATAACTATCACATCACATATTAAGCACATAGAGTAGGTATAAATGTTGCACATGAAAACAAAAACAGTAAAAAAGAATATAAAGATATTATAACTATTAGCTATAAGGGTGTCTAGTCATTAATATTTATACTAATCATAAGAATAACTAATGATACAAAAGCTTAGTAGGTATGTTAAGATAAGAACATGATAACACTGAACATACACAACAGCTATAGCCAGGTAACAGGATTAGACGCTAAGAGCCTATCAGCACTCAGAAAGCTACTAAGCTATGAGATTGACTCCAGCGCTAAGTACTTTTCTAACAACAACTTTAACACGACTAAGTACCTTATTGACAACAAAGGTAACTTCCCTAGTGGACTATTAACCGACGTAGCAGGGTTTTTACTAGACCATAACATTAAACATATTATTGTAGATAGCAGAAAATGTCCTAATAGCCCCGAGGTTGAGAATAAAGAATTACCCATTAAACCGTACAGTTCTCAAGTGTTTGCTTGCCTTAGAGCCATTAAAGCTCAGCGCGGCACCATATCAATGCCTACAGGATCTGGCAAGTCCCTAGTAATAGCTTTAATAGCAAATAGACTAAGCTTATCCACTTTAATCATTGTACCTAACCTTGAGATTAAGAAACAGCTAGTAGATAGTCTTAAGCATTTAATACCTAATGCAGATGTTACGGTAGAGAACATAGATTCAAGCTACCTGCAAACTACTAAGAAGAAATTTGATGTGTTAATAATTGACGAAGCGCATCATGCTGCAGCCAAAACTTATCAAAAACTAAACAAAACTCAGTGGACTGATATTTACTATAGGTTTTTCTTAACTGCCACTCCTTTTCGTAATAATACCGAAGAAGAGCTATTATTTAAAGCCATTGCAGGTGATGTTGTATATCGATTAACGTATAAAGAATCTGTAGAAGCCGGGTATATTGTACCTATAGAAGCTTATTACATTGAAATGCCTAAGGTTAAGACAGACGCTTATACTTGGCAGCAGGTATACTCAGAGTTGATAGTTAACAATCAAGCTCGTAATGAAGCTATTGCGCTGTTAGCCCTACGATTAAACAGTCAGGGTAAGTCAACTTTAATACTAGTTAAGCAAATAGAACATGGCGCAATTCTTGCGCAACTAACAGGAATACCATTTGCTAATGGCCAGGATGAAGATACCAGAGTTGAAATCAATAACTTTAATAAAGGTAAGATTAAGTGTTTAATAGGAACTACTGGTATTATTGGGGAAGGTGTAGATACCAAACCATGTGAATATGTTATTATTGCAGGACTAGGTAAAGCTAAGTCAGCGTTTATGCAACAATGTGGCAGGTCCGTTAGAACATATCCTGGTAAAGAGTCTGCTAAGGTTATACTCATTAAAGACAATAGCCATAAGTTTACTACTAGGCATTTTAACGAACAGAAAAAGATCTTAAAAGAAGAATATAATGTCATTCCACAAAAGATTGAATTATAACACTTGACAATTAATATTTTTTATTATAGCCTAAAATAGATTATTAACCCACATAAAGGATGTCAAATGCTAAAGGTTTTGTCTCACCGAGGTCTTGTAACATTAATCGTAAGCTTTATTTTACTTGTTATTTTAAGTTGTTCACTTACTAAATTAAGTAACGCTAGTGAATATGTTACTAGTCCTAAGATACCTATTACAGGTTCTGCTGTACTTCCCACAGCAGAAGTTGAAACACCTGATGTAGAAATTACTCAAATTATTGAGCTAACAGATACAAACTCAGTGGTTATGGATCAAGTATATTCTAACGACTCAGTAGCTTTAGTTATGTTAGAACTTGCCAGAGTATCCGCGTTAACACCTAGAAACAAGCCTATTTATTTAGTGCTTAATACTCCAGGCGGTAGCGTAGACGCTGGGTTAAGTTTAATTAGTTTTGCTAAAGCTTTACCTCAAGAAATTAAGACTTTAAGCATTTTCTCAGCCTCCATGGGATTTCAGACAGCTCAAAACCTAGGCGAGCGTTTAGTATTACCTAGTTCTACGGTTATGTCTCACCGAGCTACTTTTGGACTTAAAGGCGAAGCTCACGGTGAGTTATTTCAACAATTAGCGTACACCATGCAGATCTTAGACGGTCTTGATAACACAGCGGCTTTTAGAATGGGCATTACTTATAAGCAATATCAAACATTAATTGCCGATCAGTATTGGGCTAACGGACCTCACGCAGTAGAAGATAAGTCAGCAGACAGACTTGTATTAGCTAAATGCTCTAAAGATCTTTTAAATGGTACTAAAACTATCAATGTTGAGACTATGTTTGGAGCTTTTGGAGTAGTAGTTAGCAAATGTCCTTTAATCACTGGTATTTTAAAAGTAACTGCACCAGCTAAAGAATTAACAAACGAAGATTTAGCAACTGCTAATCAATACGTTCATACAATGTTTGTTGACAAAAAAGCTTTTGTGCATGACTATATATTAACAAATAAGTTTAACAACTTTAACAAATAAGGGGATTTATGGTAAAATTATTAGTAGTAGCGATGTTGGCTTTATCAGGATGCGGTATTCAAGGGCAACTTAATAACTTAAAGCATGATAGAGAAGTTCAGGCAGGACTTAACGCAGCAGAGCAAGCTCAAGTTAATACTTTAGCTAACGCAAATGCTACTCTAGGAGCTACTATTACTATTTTGTTAGCTCAGCAAACTATCATGCAGCAGCAAATTGCTCGTCTAATAGCTATTAATAGGAATTATTAATGATAACTTACTTAGAGTTATTACATGGCCATAACGTAGATGATTTAACAGTACCTCAGCAGCATAATTTAGAGGATCTGCTTAAAGCTATCAACGTAATTAGAGATGCCTGGGGCAAACCGATGACGGTTACTTCAGGTTTTAGGTCTGTACAAGATCAAGCTCGTATTAACCCTAAAGTTACTAACTCGGCACACATGGTAGGAATGGCTGTAGATATTGCAGATGATGGTAGTCTCTATAAGTGGTGTGAGGCTAACGTACCATTACTAGAGAAGACAGGACTTTGGATTGAAGCAGGAACTCAAGGATGGGTACATTTTCAGATTAGACCTGCACATAACAGGTTTTTTATACCCTAATAAACAAGCTAATAATTTTGAATAGTAAGCTACTTGACCTTAAAGTAGCTATTTCTTTTTGTATTATAGTTATTTTACCATCAATTCTATCTTTTAATCCATTACGAGCTGCAGCTTCGGCTGCTTGAGGACTTCTAGCTATTAATTCTTGAATGTGCATAGCTTGATATTTTAAAACTTGTATTTGAGTATTTAATTCTTTTAATTCTTTAATTTTACTTGATAGCTGCATATACCACCGCTACAAATCCAATAACTCCACCTAGGGACATTATTACTGTAATTAAGTTTTTTACAAATACAACGTGTTCTTTAACGAGTCTGACTTTTTCTTCTAATAAATCAGTTCTTTTAATATGATATTCTATATCTTTAGCTTGTTTAGCTAATGTAATATCTACATTATTTATTTTGTTATCTATTTTTTCTAGTATTTCAATTATAGATTTTATTTCATACATATCAAGTCCCTGATTCCATGTTCTTTTGAACAACTTTAGCGCCTAAACCAAAACCCAAAAACGTACTACAAATGCCGACTACGCTGTTTAAATCGACACTTTTAATCATAGCCACAATAGCTATAGCACATGACATTAAAACGCAAAGAGCTGACAATAGTCTTGTCATGCTTACTGCCCCTGCTTCACTAAGTAAAGAACCTATCCATTGTTTCATATAGTTGATACCCCTGCATCTTGTAATATTTTATCTAAATCTGAAGGTTCTACATAGTCTAATTCTACAGGTACCTTAATGTTAACAAAAGAACATATTCTAGCTGCAAATTCAGAACAGATATAAGAATCTCCTCTATTATAGTATTTAATTTCAAAATGTAAAATCTTTTTAATACCAATAAGAATTAATTGAAGTCTAGAGTATGGTTTACCTAAGTTATTATCAATAAACGTAAGGATATCAAGATGTTGTGCGTCTGTACAAGGTATAGAATATTCTTTAATAATAATATTTTCTTCTGTAAATATATCTTTATTAACTAAATTTACAAACCCATGAGATGCTTGAGCTATTAATTCTACTTGAGTAATTTTATTAGTATGTCTTATGTAACAATGACTATATTCTCGACAGTCAGTTTTTTGAATAACTGTACTGCCTATTTTAAAGATGCTTTTGGCTTTAGAAAATCCTACAATGATTTCCACTAGACTAAAACTTTATGTAAGTTATAGTTTACAGCTAACGAATTAGCCGAAGATCCAACTGAAGTATATATAACTCTAATTGCAAGTCCAGCATATACCTTAGCTGGGTAAGGTACGGATATAGGTACAATAGAAGGTCCAGTTTGAATATACCAGCCTAAAACAAATTTATTTAAGATAAAATTAGCTCCATAACCCAGTGTATTATTAACGTCTACTATTTGTAGATCTATTTTATCTCCAAAAGTACCATTACTAACAAGAATTGTACCTCCAGTAATTAAACAATCGTCAACTAATAGATAATCTATAGTAGTTACTCCATTTGACGTACAGCTTGCTGTAACTCCAACGCCTAAAAAATTTAATTTTGAAGCTTCAAAGTCTGATACTTTTAATGGTTTATACGTTGATCCTATCATATTACTCCTCTGTCCATTCAATAAAAATACTATATGATCCGCCGGAAACTGTGGCCGCATTTAAGTTTACCGATAAACATTGAGCAACACCTCTGAGTGTAACAGGCGCATCAACGTAATCAAGAATAAATTGATACGGATTTACCCCTTTGTCGGTCGTTGGTATAAACATTTTAAATGAGTTTATAGCACCGACTGGTGTGCCTACGGTAACAGAACCAGTGTTTGAAATCACTGTCGCTGTAGGTACTGGATAATTAGAATCATAAGGTACATTAATCGCCGTAGTTGGAACTCCACCGCTATTTGCAGTGCTTCGCTTAATAATAAAAGTGGAAACTGTCCCTGCTGTTGTTTGTGTTGCAGTGATACCTATTCGCAAAACTCGAATTGTTTTTGTAGCAGAACCTGTAATCCAGAAAATGTCTTGTGCAGCAGTTACTGGTATAATTGCAGGCGATTGTGCTGAGTAGGTGTTAATAGTATTCGACTTTATAAAGGGTATTGAACCATTTTGTAATTGTGGCATTTTTGTATCTATAGAAGCTAGGGATGTATTACCTGTAGTCTGTAGAGTAGCCGTAGATGCGCCTGTTGGTAATGAAGATGAAGAACCTAGCTGGGATATGATCCGCACAGCAACAGCTGGCTGACCAGTATCAGTCCCCGGCGCTGCCGACAGCACCGAGGCGATATTTGTACCATCGGTTACTTTTACTGATCCTATTGTATTGATTCCAGTAGCTAATTTTACAATTTTACTAGCGTTAACTGCATTGCTACTTCTACCATTAATAGTTATTGAGGTGCCCGAAGTCCACGTTACTCTAGCCCTAATTAAATCTATAGCAGTTACAGTCAAGCGATACAATCCAGGTATTGTAGCTACATTTAAAATATCACCTTGTCCAATTTGAGTAGCTGAAATTGCCACCCAAGTAGCTCCAGCGTCTACAGAGGCCTCAAAAGCAATACTAGCGACAAAAGTGCCTGTAATTTGAATAATTGATGTCCCATAACCAGTTGTGGGTAAACTTGTTCCATTACCAGTAACAGCCACCGCGTTCTGCATGACGATTACAGCGGATGCATTAGCTACATTGACATTGGATGTTACGTTTCCACTAACATCAACACCTAAATAATTTGTTTCATTTCCAACACTATCGCTGCCAGTAATTTTTGTGTTACCAGCAGCTTGTAATTCTGATAAATCAGCCATAACGTCCTTAATTAACTATTAAACTTCTTGTCCCATAATTGTCGAATACAAATCTTGGGGTGCTTTATCTAAATTAGTTCTAATGATTTGAACGCGTACTCCAGCAGCTACTTGTTTTGGATCATCAAAGTGCATACTTAAATTAGTCACTGATGTCGAGTTAAATTGAACTGTTATTGTTGTATAGACACCAGTAGCTACTCCTGTTTCAATTTGAATTTCACTCTTCATTTTACCAGACGCTGACGCTTCAATTTGTTTTAAAATTAAAGTTTTACCAGCGGACACAGTATAACTATGAATGCTAGTAGCGGACGCTGCAACCGAAGCTACTGTATTGTAGTTATCAACCGCAATACCAGCGGACGCTGCACTAACTGCCACGTTAAATGGATTTGTTGCTGAACCATATAGATTACCCGCACTGTCGCGTAAAGCCATGTCTAGTGGTCTAGTAGCTCCTGCTACAGATGAAGTAATAGCATTACCTAGTCCATCTTTTAGATTAGCACTTACAACATCTGCTGATGTTAAAGCTCTAATAGATCTAGGGTCAATCTGAACCCCGGCAACATCAATACCCACGTCAAGGGCACGTTGGGCACCGTTGACTTGAGAGGTGATGTTATTACCTGCTCCATCTTGTAATTTAGATACAACTGTACCTGCTATTGTTTGCGTTCCTGATGGTATATTGCGAACAATTAATGCTTGTTCTGTACCTGCAGGAGTTGTAATAGATGATGCTAGGCTATTACCTGCTCCGTCATTGATTTTCGTGGTAACTCGACCACTTGAATCAATAGCTAATTGTTGGGAGGTAATTGTTGCGTCAACTACCTTTACTTGTACGTCTCCAGCGGATTCTGTTCTCACTGGTAATGACGAATTATAGTCACTCATTGTTTATTCCTATCTGTTATTAGTTAAGTATTTTAAGTTCTTCTTTTATTTTAATTTCAGTTTGTTCTTGAATAACTATTGCAGCTTTTAATCTCTCAATATCTTTATTCATCTCTTCTATCTTTAATTCTAATTCAAACTTTGCAGTTTGAACTCGCATTAATTCTAATTCTTTTCGTTTTCTTTCTATCATACTATGCCCCCAGTATCTGTATTTTAGCGTTATAGTCCGAAACACTCGGCCTGTTATGTATTACTTTTACTTGCACTATGTCACCTATGGCTAATACCCGGCCAAGGTTGCTAGATCCCTCGTAATCAAAGTTAGTGTTTAACTCTGCTCCAAAATATGTTCTGTTTATATCTATAATAGTACCGTTAATATAAACATAGTATTTTGAAATATTATCACCAGAACAACTGATTTTTTGCAGTCTTTTGGTAGCTGTAGTAGCTGTGTAGCTAATAATGGTAGTTAAAGTACCTGCCCCTACAGCATTTATTTGATTAAATAGGTATAAATTAGGGTATATACCGGGTAACTTACTATCAATACTAGCTAAACTAATATTTGTAGCTGCACCTTCATTATCAATATTTGTTAGTTTTTGAATTTCAAGAACTTGATTTCCAGAAGTAGCATTACCTGCTGCACCTGAAGTTACTGTGTTACTTGAAAGTCTTACATAATTACTAGACATTAGGTACCACTTCTTAAGTTAATTCTAGCAGAAGTTATAGTGCCAGAACCTATTACTACTATACGAACCCACCTATAGGTGCATTCCGCTACGTCATACATAATAGTGCCGTTTGAGCTATCTACTACAGCACTTCCAGTTAAATCTGTCCAATTAACCACGCCTTCGTCTGTAAAAGACTGACCTAAAGGCTTACCCATATCATTTGACACCTGTAATTTACAAGTTAAATTAGTTGTAATGTATGCCAAATGTACAGAATAATCAGATACAGTGCTAACATAAAAAGACACCGACGTATATGGTATTACCGTCGATGTAGCTGGACTTAGAATATTAAAATTAGCAATCTTCATAAGTCCTTATTATATCATGGTAATTGTTTTAGTAACGCCGCCAACTACAAACTTTAAATTTGTACCGTCAAACCATAAATCACCGTTAACAGGTGTTGTTGGAGCTGTTTGAACCGTTAAATTTAAAACTGTATTTAAATTAATTTTTCTAGAATTTACATCGACAGAAGATCCACTTAGAATAATTTTACCGCGAGCACCCCCAATAGAAGTGCCAGTATATAATTTTATATTACCAGAATTTCCAGTCCCGCCTTGTTTGTCTCCAGTGAATATAATTGCGCTACCCGTTGGTATTGCATCCGTTCCACCATCTGGATTAGTAGATAAAGCAACGTCCACATAAGTAGATCCGCCAGCAGTAATTTCCGGTCCAGTATATGAAATCCCATCGACAATTTTTGATCTTGCTAAAAAACTACCTTTAGGAGCATTAGATGCGTCAATTAAAGTAACTTTTCCAAGATAGGCAATTCCTAGCCCGTAAATATTTCCCCATCTATTAGAAAAAGAACCTAGGTTTTGATTTACGTCGAAGTCAGGAAGCAAGGCTTGATTAATCGCAGTAGGAGCTAATAAGTTACTTAGCGTTCTATTTGCTCCGACAGGTGGGATTGAGGCATCTACATAGGCCTTAGTTGCTGCGTCTTTAGGATTAACTGGATTAGCTAAATTAATTATTGTATTGTTATTTAAATTCAAAGTTAAAGCGTCTATTAATATAGTAGACGTTGGACCTGCAGAAATAATATGTACATAAAGCGATCCCCAGAAAACAGAAGGAGAGCCTAAATTGTAAGCGCCATCTACGGCTGCTGTTAAATCTACATTAATAGCTGTCGGAGATGCTAAATTACTTAAAGTTAAATTTGCTTTATTTTGATCTGCAGGTATTGACCTCCATAAAACATTAGTTCCATCGGTACTTAAAAATTTATTAAGATTTGTAGTTTGATCCGGCAATAAGTTTTTTGTTGCAGAAATAGCATTGTTTGCCCCAGTACCACCTAGCCCGACAGACAATACGCCAGTTACACCGGTACTTAAAGAAACATTTGTAATTGTATTATCTAAACCAGATATACTTTTATTAAGAAAAACACCTGCGCCATCTAATGTAGCTAAAGTTCCAGATATGGTAGGTAAAGCTATAGCGGCCGATCCATTAATAAAATAAGTAGCTGTGTTTCCAGATAAAGTCTTGTTGGTTAATGTCTGAGCACCATTAAGGGTGACATCACCACCACCAGCTGCAGGGTATTTTACATAAAAACTCATATTAAGCTACCTTGCCTGCAACAATAGCAGTCATACGTCCTGTACCCGAAGTAGGGGTATAAACAATTCTAATAGCATGAGCTGGTAAATCAGCTAATTGAATAAAGCCATTTCCAGAGTCACCAGATATTAAAGGCACTGCGCTTAAAATCACGCTAGTCCATACTACAGGGCTACCTTGAGGACCGCCTTGTACGTTAGGGCTAAAGCTATTAGACACCTGTACGTCTATAGAGCCTGCTGGAGCATTTCCAGACCAAGAAATCTCATAAGAAATCATAGATACATTAGTTATTACGGTAGGGGGGGAAGTGATACTTACTGACATATCACCATTAGTTATTACTTTATGCGCGGTTATTATAGGTCTTGAAGACATTTTTCGTCCTTTGTCTAGGTTAGGTGCGTGATTACACCACTATAGAAGGCTATTCGTTCATTACTTACGATTTGAACGGTCAGACTCAGCAGATTGATTAGGAGTCTGGAATTGCTTCTCAGCTTTACCCACTTTAGATGGGCTACCCTTAGACTTACCTTGAGGCTGCTGTCCGTCTGTTTGTCCACCTTGAGGTTGATGGCTCATTTGAGCTGCCACTATGCTCTGGGGGCTCATAGTGCTATCCATAGGCTGACCTAGAAACAAACTAATGCTCATGCGAGTCTTATAAGGTATTGTAACGCCTTTTTGATGCGCTTTTATCAATTCTTGTGACATTTGAGTCTGCATTTGTTGATAAACAGCCGGATATAAGTGATGTAAGTCTTGTATATCACTAGCTTGCAATGTACCATCTTTAACGTGCTGCATTACAATAGACGGCTGCTGAGCTATGTTCGAAGCTCTTTCATACCTTTGAAGCTCTGCCTTAGTTGGCTGCACTTCTTTATCTAATGGACCAGATCTGTACGGATGGGGCTTTAACTGCCCAAGGTATGCAGCAGCTTGCGTCGTAGCTTGAGACATAGACGTTTGATGACTGCCTAAATAATGGCCTAAATCACCATTATCAATTTGTTGCAATTTGTTGGGTGTTTTTTGCATTTCACTAATAACCTTATCCAGCTTAGCTCTATCTGCTTTGTCTGGTATTAAATGGCTAGCTAACACCTGAGCTTCGGGTTTAAATACAGCTTTAACTGCATCTTGCACACGATTAGCGCCTGTATAAGTGTTATGTAAGTAATCTACCATTGATTTAAAACCTGAAGCTTTCACTTCAGCGTTGCTACCCATGAACTTTAAGTACGCAAGTCTGATAGCGTCTGGAGCTTGTCTGCCAAGTCTCTGAGCCATCTCTCCGCCTAAATAACCAGAGATAGGATTATGCCCTGTCATAATAGCTACACCTGCTAAAGCACTAGCTGGCATTTGTTGAGTGATCTTAGATATCCACCCGGCTGTATTCGAAGACTTAGGGCCTGGAATAGCTCCTGCTACCGTTTGAGCTGCCGTGATCTTTTGTAATGCCTCTGGAGACAATAATGATTCCACGTACTCTTTTTTACCTGCCATTGCTTTATCAACAATCTTAGATAACTTATCAATATCTATAGGGTTTTCGCCTTTAGCGGATAATATAGAAGGTTTAATTAATTGACGTAATTCACTCTGCTTAACGGCATTTAAAGTATCCGGGAAGTTTTTCTGTAGAAATGGTATAAAATCAGCATTATCTCTAATTGAGAACTTTTTTAATACGTCTTCAGCAGACACTCTATCAGTCAATTTGTTACTAACTCCTTTAGCGCCTCTAAACTCACCCACACCTAAATGCGTAGTCAGCTCATCACTCATCTTAGAAAAGTTAGCGTATTCTTTGTTTAGTTGAGCGCGTTCTTCAATTGTTTGTAAACCAAGGTCTTTAGCTCCAGTAACTCCAGCCTTTTCTAATGTAGATGCTTGCTTAGTAATCTCTGATTCTTGGAAGTCTTTAATCATAGATTTAATATCACTTAAAGCATTAACAGTGTTCTGATCTCCACCGATCTTTAACCCTTTGATTCTATTGTTAATTTCAGTATTTAATTTATCCATACCGCCAATAGTATCTTTAGCTAAAAGTCTATTACCATACTCTTCATATAGCTTGTAGTAAGGACTATCTGTACCTAGCTCATTCATTCCACGCTCAACAATTTGACCATATTTTGCTAGTCGAGCTTCATCTGGTACGCTAATAGTAGACGATAACTCTCTTTGGGCGGCGTATTTAGCATCAAACGGCTCGTATTTAGTTTTATACTCATTCTTAAAAGCGTCTAATACAGCATGTCCTTCTTCATTATTAGAAGAGACTAACACGTCTTCAGGTGTTATACCCAGGGACTTCATAACAGAATTACTTGAATCTGTTTTAAGTTTCTCGATACCTGCTAATATCTCCGGGTGTTGAGTTTCTTTTAAAACATTAAATGAATTAACCAGCTTAGGGTCTCCCGACAAACCTGCTCTAATAGCTGGAGGTACGTCAATACCTAGCGTAGTAACCGCTCCATTCACAGCTTCAGGTAGTATTTCTTTAGCTCCACCATTTAAGTGATTTTTTAAACCAGTGAGTAGTTGTTCTACTTTAGGTCCAGCCGTAGCCTTCCATAAAGGACTAACTGCACCTATGCCAGCTCCCATAACTCCGCCTAGAGCAGTCGATAGACCTACGTTAGCTATAGCATGCTGAGCACTACTATCTGGATCTTTAATGATAGCTTTAGATGCCTCATCACTACCTTGTAGGAATGCCATTTCAGCAGCACTACTAACCGCAGCAGATCCTATTTTAAATCCTAATGATGTACCTTCAGCAAGTCCAGCAGCTTTAGCAGCTCCTTGACCTACTTTAGCCATTATAGCGCCTTCTCCGACGCCCGTAAACATACTAGCGCCTAAGCCAACTGCTTGACCTACACCTTGAGTAATAGGGTTTTCTCTCTTACGTCCTAAGATATCTTCAGGCTTAACGCCTAAAAATCTCTCAGCAGCAGGAGCTAATGGGCCTGCTATACCTTCAGCAGCGCCTTCTAGACCTGCTTTAGCTTGTTGACCTAAACTACCATATTTTTCTGATTCTAATTCAAAGCCAGGGGGTATTGGAGGCACTTCTCCAGACACACCACTGGCTTGTTGACCTTCTAATTGAAAACCTTCAGGAATAGGAGGCATACCAGCCATTCCACCGTCTGCAAAACTCATAACTTTTTTGTCTTGAGATTTCTTGTTTTCTATCTTTTTCATTACATAGCCAGATTTAGTCTTACTTACTGCTTCTGGATGTTTCTTTTTGAGCTTTTCCCACATTCCAGTAGCTCCAGGCTCCATAGCGTCTAAATCATCTGATTTTACAAAGCCTGTAGTCTTTGCAACGTGCTTATATAGACCTTCAGATACACCTTGTCTTCTATGCTCAGGATCTACATAAGAAGCTTTAACGCTTCCTTCATCATCTCGACCCAAATGTCCAATAACCTTTTTATTTTTTACTGCGTAGTGGATATCGTCCACTGTATTTAATCTGTGATTTTCTCCAACCTCATTATCAATATCTGCTGCTGCTAAATGCTGATCAGGTATTTGTACGCCTTCAGGTAATTCAGATCTATCATGGTAAGTAACCTTACTATCAGCCATTAGATATCAGTCCATTTGCGATTAATTAATTGCTGTCGCTTGCCTGTAACGGAGTTGACGATGATAGGGCCTGGGCCTGAGTCTTGTTGCTGTGTCTGAGGAGCTTGTTTGATTGGTAAACCTTTTTCAGACTTAAGAGTATTTAAACTCATTTGATTGGATTGCATAATAGCTTTTAGTTGAGGCTGAGTAGTAAATGCTTTAAATGCACCTGCTGGATTCTCTTTAACAAACTTCTCCAATAGAGGTTTTTCAGATTCTCTAAACACAGTTCCTAATAATCCTTCTCGTACCATTTGTTGAAATGCCATAGCTTTAGTTACTCCAAAGGTATATTCAGGAGTGCCTGGGATTATGTTACTATGAGTTTTAGAATATTGCAATAGATCATCTCCAGCATTTTGTAACTTTTGATGACTTAGTATTTGTTCTCTATCTTGACCTGTTAAAGGTACTTTAGCCAAACCTACACCTGGTATTAAACGACTTTCCATTTCTTTAGCCATTTCAGGGTTAACTAATCGGCTATATCCTATTAAATGCTCAATTTTAGAGGTATCTGAAGGGTCTTCATTAGGATCGTTAGCAGCACTAATCATAGCGCGTCTTAAAGCAAACGTCTGTAATTGAGGCGCTACAGACATCATTAACTGACCTTTAGCTTGTTGCGCTAACGCTTGAGCCATAGGGCCTTTGTTTTTAGCAGCGGCGGCGTCCAATTGAGTCGCTAAAGCATCTGTCATCATTACTTTAGTCATAGCTGTAGCATCTTTTAAATTACCAAATTGTCTTAAGTTTTCAGCTAATAGATTATTCTTTTGATTCAAATTGGTTTTTTGAGCATCTAGATTCATATCCATTTGTTTTTGTAAAAACTGAACAGCTTGGTTCTGGCCTCCAGCAGGATTAAAACCAGCTAGTATCATACCAATACCAGCGGCTATCTTACTGTGACTGCCGTTACCTTTGCTGTCGCCTTTCCAGTATTGCTCTGGATCAATATAACCATCTTTAATATCTTGTATGTGATTTTGACGCTCAGTCTCTAATGTATCATAGTGATTTTTAAACTCTAACATAGCATCTTGCTGAGCTTTAGCCTGTTTATCTAATATACCTTGTTGCGCTTGTCCCAAAATACCAGACTGTTTAGCTACGCCTTTAATACCTTGTAATTGACTATTAAGACCCTGAGATACCATGTTCTCAGTAGCGTCTAGTCCTGGCATTCCACTTGTATCTGGAGCTGCTTGTTTTGGAGCTTGCTGCGCGTCTGGATTAAATATACCTGGGTTAGCTACTGGGGCCGCTGAAGCTACTTGCCCGGGCATTTTAACGCCTAGGCTAGCCGCATCTCTACCGCGCTGTTCACGCTCAGCCATGTTCTTAGAAACGTCTTCTTGCGTCTGTTTAGTGTCACGTTGTCTGTCTGCTAGTTTATTGATCGCAGCCGCTTCGACTTCGTCTTGAGTTGGCTGATATACGCCGCTGCCTGTAGGGTCTTCAGACAAAGACTTTAAGTACTCTTTATTTTGATTAAATTCATTTGTCGTATCTTGCTCAGGCATTTTAACGTGAGCTGGATCTAAATCTATTGTAGATGCTTCTGTAACTGGGTCTGTTGGGGTTAAAGAATCTGGTATAATGTTTTTTCCAGTCACTCCGCCTTCAGCGTCTTGCTCAATACCATATTTTTTAACTTTATTTGGATCTACAGTAGGAGTTGGAATAGTAGACTTAGTGTCGCCTTCCATTGCATCGTATCTCTTCTTAGCAAAATTATCGAGGTAGTCCATAACATCACCACCAAGGCTAAAAGCTTGAGGCGCTTGCATTTGACGGCTAGGTACGCTATTAGGGTCACGAGCTTGCTGCTCTTGAGCTGCTTGAGATTTATCTTGAGGCTTTTGACTATCTTTTGACATCTGAGCTAAAGCCATTAACTGCTTTTGGCTAGGCTCAGATAACGCTTTATGTGCTAAAGTAATAGTATGCCCGTCTTTATGCTGTAAAGTCGTAGACTTATCATCACTTCCGACGTGCTTAAAATGTTTTAAATCAAGCTTAATATTGCTCATTTATCACCTTATTTAGATTGTTTACGAAGTACAGCAGCAACAAACTCTGCTGCTTTTTTTGGAGCGTTCTTACCTTGAGTAATTGATCTAGGGATAACAATACCGCCTGCATCTAAAGTCTTTGGTACGGTATCATTTGCATAACTGTTCTTAGCTCCGCCTACAGCAGGCTTACCTGGGATTTTTTCTCCTACTTTAATAGGATTAGCCCCCTGTTTAACCGCCTCTACCTTATCTGGAGACAGGTAACGCTCTCCTGGAGATACCATAGCTGGTACTTTACCGCCGTGAGCAGCAAACATCATAGCCATTTGAGCTAGCTGCATAGGGTTTGGTCCTGAAGATCCTTGAGATTGAGGTGCCGCTTCTGCTTCTTCTGGAGCTTGTTGAACTGGAGCTAATACTTGAGAATTAGAAGGATTATAGAATGCTTTACCGATGTTAGATCTAGGGCCTGATTGTTGATCTACTTCTCCGCCGTCTGCGTACTTCTTAGGTACCATACCGCCTTTAGCAAATGGATTAGCCATAGGTACTTGACCTGGACCTGAAGTACCGCCGCCGTTACCGCTAGCGTTGTCTCCAGAGCTTAAGCCTCCGCCGTCACCGCTTCCACCCATCATACCTGGTATCATTTGAGCGGCAGATCCTAGCCCACCCAATACTCCGCCAAGGATATTACCTTGTTGAGTAGAAACACCATGGGCAATATGAGCATTAGCACTATTAGCTTGTTGGGAATTAGATACTCGAGCATTGTTGTTACTACCGATAGCGCCTAAGACGTTTTGTTGAGCGCCTAAAGCATTATTTGTAAATTGATTAGCTGCTCCGATTTGATTAGAAGCTTGTTGTCCAGCTATGCCGCCCATTTGATTTAGAGCGTTTAAAGACTGATTGGCTTGCATTGCTGCGCCTTGCCCGGCAGCTTGTTGTTGGATATTAGCGCCTTGCATCCCTGCTTGCCGGGCCATTAATCCAGCATTTTGTCCTGATCCGCGCTGTCCAGCCATCAATGCTGCTTGGTTAGCTACGTTCTGACCTGTACTATTAGCTAGCATAGCTTGAGCAGGGTTTGGGCCCGTTCCGTTAGCTATACCTTGTTGTTGATTAAATACGCTAGATTGATTCTGAAGACCTTGTTGCGCTTGTAATGCCCCTAATAGGTTTTGTTGGCCTAAAAGACCTTGATTGACATTACCATATTGAGCGTTAGCTTGATCTGTGGTAGCTGGAGTTTGAAGATCAGCTTGATTGGCTGTGAAGCTAGAACCTCTGTTACTACCTGTTAATGCGGATACAATAGAACTCACTTAATTCTCCTATAAATGGAAGGATCACCTAATAGCAATCCTAAACGACTATGCGTCTATAGAAGGCTATTCGTTCATTATAGGATTAAACCAATGATTTTCTCTTTAATTTCATGGAAACCGAGGGTTTGAGCTCGTTTTAATACATCTGGGCTAGAGGTGTGAGCTATGATACCCTTAAGATTTAAAGCTTTGGCATGGGCTATAAGCTCATCTACTACCATCGTAATACCCTGATGTCTAACAATGCTACCTAAATACTTGTTTGATGTTAAGGTATCAATTTGTGCAAAACAAGGTTCTAGTCTCCGTAAGAACCCCACTGCTATTGGTACTTTCCCTAACAATACAATATACCCTATCTTAGGTAGTGTCTTCATATCTATATGGCATATACCTTCATATAGATTTGAAGCTAATAGTTCATGTAATAATGGTAAGTGCTTGAATTTAAACGGATAAATCGTAGTGTTCAAACCTATTTACTCCTGTTACGTTTAGTATTTGGTAAATCAAACTTATAGTCGCATATATTCCAAGAATTAGAAACCTTCTTGTAACTACCACCGTTTGATAAATCAGTATCAAGCCTAACAGCTCTATTTGCAAGCTGTTTTGCTTTAGATTTCCATTTAGATTTATAACCATCTACTGCAATAGGTTTACGATAAGATCTAGCCAAACGATTGATTCGCTTTTTGCGCTCTGTAACCACGTTTTGTACCTACGATAACATTAATTCCGCTAAGAGTTAAACCTTCTCCAGCTGGAATATTAAAGCTATTGTCGTAGATTTCATTTACAACTAATTGAAATGTCTCACATTTTTGAACTTGTGGAAATAGTCTCATCTCTAATATGTTAGTTACTTTAATGTTAGAGCCCCCATAAGAGCCCCCGCTACCCCATAACGCTTCGCCACCATAGCTAGGTACATAGTTGTCAGGTATCATAATATTACTTTGTTGTGGTCCTGGATTGTAATCATAAGCTATTTGTACTTGTAACTTAAACGGCGTTATATAAGTACCTTCTAAATACAAGAAATAGAAACGCTCAAGACCTTGAATACCTGCTAATGATATCCATCCAGTAGTAAACGACAACAACACTGGTGTACTACCGTCTAAATAAACACCTGGTGTTTCTTGATATACAAACCCTAAATTGTTTAAGTAAGTATCTTTACCATTAAATAGTACAGATGAAATACTTCCAACATTGCTAAATGTACCCCATTGCTGGTAAAAGTAGTCAAAAACTAATGTAATAGAGTTATCTAATGCAAACCTAACCTGATTAGTACCCGGTATTGACAAAGCACTAGTAACTGTACGCTTGTTATATTTATCTACAGGCGCTCCAATATAAGTCGTTTGTAAATCTCTACCCAATAGCCAGATACCTTTATCAGACTGAAACATAATGCCATTAGGCATTAGAACAACTGAGTTAGGATTAGCCGAGCCAACACTAGAAGTAATAAATATAGGATCACTGAAGTCACTGTTAGCTCCTGTGTTATCTGGACCAGTACCTGTAATGTAATATATAGCATCTTTTTTAAAGATAATAAGTTTATCGTCCATTGCAGATAAAGCCTTCATTGGACCTGTAGAGCCTTGAGCACCTGATGTAGGTGCAACATAGATAGTCAATAGATCCGACATCTCAACTGGTACAGCTTGTATCACTTGTTTACTAAACCATAATAAGTTTTGATCTTCTGCATCAATTAGAAACAATCTGTTCTTAAACAATGTACTAGAAGTAGACGCTGGAGCTGCAATGTCTTCTAACACTCCACCAGTGGTATATAATAATGTCTGACCTAAGATAGCACTATCAGCTAAAGTGTCTGTAATAGTTACGCTATCAATCGTAGGGTCATTGATAATAGGACTAGTTAATGGTGTAAACTGATAGTATGTTTGTTGAGCTACAGACCATCTATACCCTACAATGCGAACTCCTGTCTTATAAGTAAGACGTAGTGTTGGCACGTTTATTGTGATTGAGCTTGTAGCTCCTGTAGTTACAATAGAGCTAGGGATTGAAGGTGCTGAACGATGTAAGTTACCTTGATTGTCTGTCCACTCATAAGTAAATGCATAGTAATAAGTACCTGCTGTTATATTCCCACCCGTAGCAGATGTTGCTAATGCTACGTTCTCAGGCCATACATGAAATCCATGTTCTACTGGCTTATTACCGTCGTACTGCCATAGCTGACCACCTGTTAAGTGTAGTGTTGCAGCTATCTCACTAGATCGTTGTGTATTAGAATTAATTTGAAACTTAACTAAATTAATACCTGTTTGAGTATATATGCCATTGACAGGTGTACCATTAGGTAAGTTTGTTAACTTATTAACAGAAGCTAAGAAGTCTTTAATTAGATATGGAGTGTAAAAGCTACCGTTTAAACTAGTTACGTTAGCTAGCACTTGAGTTGTGTTATATCCACCACCGTTAGCATAAGCAAGTCTAGCAAATATATTACCATTAGAATCAATTAAGAAGTATGTTGGCTCGTTAGGTCCTCCATAAGTTACTATCATGTAGATTAAACCACTCTTATCTATAAACGCTTTAGAGAACAGTCCTACAGACCTTAATATGACTACAGTTGGAGTAATTACACCTGTCTGAGTGATTGTGAGGCTAGATATAAAGTCTGACTTAGCGTTAGGTGCATAACTATAAGTGTTAACAGTCTCATACATAATGGTTACAAGTCCTGCACTAGCTACTGAAGTAATCTGGGCTAGCGTTGAGCCTGATATAATAATTGTTGCTGGAAGTATAGTGGTATTTAACAATAGGTTATACCCTACAATACCCCCTATTTTGGACACACTGTCGTAGTAAGTTGTATATATTACGTTATTAATGCTATCTGATGACATTGATATTAAGGTTGCTGTAGCTCCTGCTAATGGGAATGAAGCTTGTAGCACTAAAGAAGGTGTTATATAAGTAGTAAAGATTTGATTGCTTACAGTAGCATAACTAATGTATAAATTACCGTTAAACCCTAGTACAGCGTCATATCCAGCACTAGCGGGTACTTGAACACTAAAATCTTGTGTAATTAAAGGTGCCGTAGGTAATGTAATAGGGATTGGAATGTATTGAAGATGCAATACTCCACCTATATTTGATATAAATGTAACCATAAAATAGTTACCTAGTATAAATACTTTAGCCGACGCTGCTGGAAAAGTAGATGCTAATGCCCTACCAACAACTGTTTGCCCTGTAGCACTATCTGATATCTGGTAGTAAACAAATCCATTATCTAGATAAACAGTGCAAGCTAGTCCATTGAAAGCTACCTGCATATCTGGAGCTGATTGACTAGTACTATTTCTAACTAAAGCTTGTGTAGATATCTTAACAGGTTGTACAAGCCCCTGGTTTAACCATTGATTTGTATCCGCACTAAACGCATAAAGGTTTGATCCTGTAGCTATTAAGTTATTGTTTAAAGTTGTTAAGTTTGTTTGTTGAGTGTTTGGTAGCTTTGTAATGATAGGAAAGCCATTACGCTTAGTTAATGCCCCTTGTTTATCAAAGACAGAGTTTTGTAGTTCTAAGAATTTACCTACCTGGACTTGTTTAGAGTCTGATTTAGTATCTAAACCTTGAGCAAAGTTAATGTTAATAGGTTGTTTAGTTAATGGCATTAAGCTATCCAGGTGATAGTAAGTATACCTGATCCACCAGCTCCGCCGACAAAGGCCCCGCCAATACCTCCGCCGCCTCCGCCGCTGCCAGATCCGCCGTTACCCCCTGCAGATCCTGTATATGCTCCACCAATGCTATACGCAGAGCTAGTACCATCATTTGAAGTACTAAAAACATTACTACCAAAGAAAGTACAAGAACTAAACTGAGTAGTCCCTCCAGTATTGCCTCCGCCGCTGCCAGATCCGCCCGCGCCACCACCACCTATGGTAGCCGTTATGACTTGACCAGGAGTTACTGCTAAAGAGTAGTACCCAGGCATTGCATTAGCTCCACCCAGCCCGGGTGTTAGGCCATCACTAGAGCTTGAAGCTCCTCCATGCCCTCCACCACAGCCATTAACTGTTAGAAGGGTTACTCCTGCTGGAACTGTAAAAGTACTAGTAAAGGTAAAGGTTTGAGATTGTAAAGATTTATTAATACCGCTCGCTAGCTTAGCTGCTGTTACGGAGCCATCGGCTATCTTAGCTGTGGTAACACTTTGGTCAGCCAATTTAGCTGTGGTTACGTTTAAATCTGTTATCTTAGACGTTATAATAGCATTTGGGGCTATATTAACTGTATTGATACCAGCTTGAATAGGGATTGTATTAGTAATAATACCTGCATTGTCTATTTGTAAGAAGCTAGGTACTGCTGGTACTACAGGTAAAGTAATAGCCGTATTAGAAGACATTCCTGGAGGTGGTTGTAAAGTTAAACTAAATGTGCTATTAGGTAGTAAGTTTCTAAGTATAGCACTACCAAAGTCCATATTAGCAGCCCGATTAATGTTAGACTGCCACACAAACACACTAGATCCAGCAACGTAAGACGCTGAAGCTGGTGCTACTAAGTTAGCTATAGATCCTGGAGTACCTGCTACTGAACCAAAAGTAGTTAATCTAATGTTGTTACCAATGCCGTCTACAAAATATAAATCACTGCCTGATTGATATAAAGTATTTACGGGAGGTACTATAGTTTGAGCTGTAAACTGTAAACCTTTTAAGCTTAAAGCATTGTTATTATTAAAACTTAAGTCTGTATTAATATTAATACTAGCAGCTGTAATCGGAGCACCTTTACCAGGTGTATGATCATGCGCATCTATTAGTGTTAACGAAGCGTTAATGTCTAAAGCGTACGCAGGTCCGGCTTCAGTACCAACTCCGGGTATTTGAAGACTCATATTAGGTGATAATAGTATTGCCATTTAGAACATCCAAACACTAATGACACAAGGAGCATTAGAAGTTAAAGTTAAAATCTTATCATTAAACGGCTGTGATCTATAGATAACTGCCGCCGCATTGATATCAGTAATGAAAAATCCTGTTTGTTTCTTACTTAATAAATGATTTATGTTATTCACTCCATTAATTAATGTTATATTAGATATTAGCTTACCTTGGGTTAATACATTCTTAATCAATGGATCTAAAGATGTAGCCCAAACAGTTTGAGCCATGTCCCATGTTAATTGCTTAGGTAGACTCATTAAAAGCCTCCCATTGATCCGTTAGTACCAAACCCAAAGCCATTGCCGCCTGAGTTACGAACGTCACTAATAGTATCTGGCATTCCAGCGTCACGATTAGCTGCTGATTCTTCAATACGTTGTTTAAGGAATAATATCTCTTCTTTAAGGTTATTAGTGTCTGATTCTTCTTTATCTAAAGCAAACTTAGCTGCTCTAACGATAACATATTCGATCCAGCCTGATATACCTATGTCTGTAGTGTCTGTTTCTTGTAATAACTCTATAAGTCTAGGAATGTACCATAAGCGGTACACTTGTCCTGATGCTGGTAAAGGTATAAACTCAATATTCTTACCTAGTAAACGATATTCTGTGTTAACTGCACCGTATGCTGTAGGTAAGGTGTTATATGGGTTACGCTTGTTACGTTCAGCGAAGTTAAACTTTCTTAACGTATAATAAGCATTTGGAGATGAATTAATAGCCAAATCTACACCTAATAGCTTATAGAATGGTCTAGCTACTACTGGTTGATTTGTTATAGCATTGTTAAAAGTTATAGAACCGTCTGGTAGTGGGTATAGAATAGTAGACCCATTAGCTCTAAATGATACTGGAGTAGCTATAAAGTAATCTTCGTATACTGTAACTAATAAATCATACAATTCAAACATAGCTTGGTTTATGTAACTATTCCATTCAGGTAAGGTTACAAAGTTAGAGTTAACCCTATCTGCACGTTGCTGTGCTCTTAAACGTATTTGAGACAGCGTCATCTCACCTGTAGGCGTTGGTGTCACTGATTGCGATATGGTATTAGAGCTAGTACCTGAGATATTAGACGCTGCTACCATATAATAATAAGTTGTACCTAACACAACCGCTGTATCTAAAAAACTAGTTGCTAATGGTGTACCAGTTAATGTAGCTACGATTGTATAGGTAATATCATCTAAAGAACGACTAACAATGTAGCTAGTCGAACCTGTAGATAAAGACCAACTAACCAAGTTTTGTTGGTTAGCAGTCTGAACATTAAATTGTTGAGGTGTCCCAGGTATTCCAGACACGATTTTATTCTCCCTGTACTATGATACTTGAATTACTTAATAAGAAGGCTAAGCTAATTACAGTGCCGTCTACTGGTGCTGCTAAAGCCCCTGAGTAACCGCGACATTGTAGGATGAATTGAGCGCCAAAGCCTTGATTAGCTGAAGCTAATGGATTGCTAGATAAAGTAGGGTCACCTAATACTTCTATAGTAACTATACCTGATCCGGTAGCTTGAGCAGTTACAACTTTAGATATTAAGATGTTACCAGCTCCACCCGTAGACGATGCGATAAAGCTAACGCCAACTGCTGGTTTTACTCCAATAGGTACACCGATAGCATACCATTTAGAAGCAGGTGCATTACCTAACACAGAAATTACATACGCTGTACCAATAACTAATACTGAATTATCAATGCTAGTATTAGTAGGTGCTAATCCTGTGATAACATTAGAGAATCCGCTTAATGATCTATTGTATCCATCTACTAATTTAACTACAATAGTACCTGCCAAAGGTCCTGTAGTAGTTGACGATGACGATGAAACATTAGTAATGATTGAAGCAGCACTGATAGTGATAGCTCCTGTTAAAGCTACTAGATTGCCATCTACAGTACCGCCACCGATAGTGACGCTTACTTGAGCAATTAAATGTCCTTTAAACGCTGAAGCTCCAGTTACGTTAATAGTAGCTGATGAACCGATTGCCCAGTATACGTTTGAAGCTAGTGCCCCACCTGTAAATACCATGGTAGCGGCTCCGCCTGCTCCTGTGGTTAACGTAGATGCAGTTTTTATGATAAAAATATCTGTAGCTGATCCGCTAAATGTTAATACCCCTGGCGCTGAAGTAGCTAATGTAGCAGCTCCTGAAGCAAAACTATATACACCTGCTGTAAGCACTTGAGCATCTAAAGCAGAAGGTATTACAGTTGAAGCTAATGCCTGTAATGCAGTATAAGCTGCAGTGGCGTCAATTTGACCTTGATTAGCTACTGAGTCTGTAATATGTTGTACACCTATTACTGTACCTGGTGGGAATCCTGTGACAGATGTACCAGCATATAGACCTAAGTCTCCTGTAATTACTGAAGATCCTGTATTAGTTATAGTAGAAGCTGCTAATATTGCAAAGTTCTTAGATGTACCTAATACTGGAGAACCTGCAGGAGGGTTAGATAAAACTACTCCAGGTCCTCGCATAGTAACGCTCTTAATAGTAGGGCCTTTTAAAGCTCTAATACCCGATGCTTGAGTTGAATCTACGATAAAATTACAATCTAATAGTACGGGGCTCGTATGCATTGCATAGATTTTACCCCCGCTTGAAAAATTTCTATTAGCCATGGTCTTATTCTCCCTGTACTTTAATTGAAGAATTTGATAACAAGAAAGATAAGCTAATACGACTACCTGGTGTAGGAGCTACTAAAGCTCCAGTAAAATCACGACATTGAAGAATGAATTGAGAGCCGAATCCTTGGCTAGCTCCTGGGTTTGGAGCTATTGATAAGCTAGGGTCACCTAGAATTTCAATAGTAGCAATAGATGATCCTGTAGAAGCTGCTACTTGAACTGCCCCTGAACCCGAACCTATTCCTGTTAGAGCTGCTACGAAAGATACTCCGATAGCTGGAGTAACACCCGCTGGTACCCCTAATTTCTGCCAACTAGCTATAGTTGTAGATCCTAGAAAGGTAATTACATAAGCTGCCCCTACTGTTAAAGCTGATCCTGAAGCTATTACTAGAATAGGAGTACCACTTAACGCTGGGCTAACTATGTTAAAACCTGTTAAATATTGACTATAATTGTCTGCCAACTGCACTACAATCGTTCCGATAGCTGGATTTGGGTTACCTGGAGCTGGAGTAGCTGAAGTGTGCATAAATACGTTTGAAATTGCAGGTCCTTTTAGACTAGTGATGCCTGCTGCACTTGCTGGTGCTACTACAAAATTACAGTCTAATAAGACTGGCATTGTATGCATACTGTAGATTTTACCGCCATTAGACCAATTACGATTTGCCATTGAATATCCTCTTTTATATCCGCTTATGACCGTAGAACATTGTTTTGCGCGGTCTCACCATTTTAGCGCGGATACGGCTTCATGGGAAGGTTTGAGGATATCTCAAGGTCCTATAGAAGGCTATTCGTTCATTTTAACCGTATTTATCAATAATTTTGTTTAAATGCATTAGATTCTCGTGGCTGGACTGTAACATATACTTCATAATAGCCGTGTGTAGCTCTTTAATGCCTTTAAACTCTTCTAATGGTGCATCTGAATTACTTAAGCTGTTTTTAATCATTAACGCTTGTTTATAGGCTTCTAGCTCGTATGGCAACTCATACACTAATGTTACCCTCATCCTTCACCCCGAACTTTATCTGCTGCGGTTAGTGCTTCGTTAGCAACGCTAGGACAACCCGCAAAACCTATTGGACTAGTCATTATTTTAATAACTGCCAACCCTTCGCGGAGTATGGCGTTTTCAGCGCGTAGTTTATCAATTTCAATAGCTTGCTGGTCCACGGCGGCGTTTAACTGATCAACAGTGCGGGCAAACGCATCCTTTGCTTCGTCCATTTGTTTCCAATCGTTGCCTGACTTACCCTTCATAGCCGATAGAGCTGCGCGGTTTTGTGAATGCTGCCATCGAGCACCTTCTACAAATGAAGGCACGTCAAGATTGTCCAAAACCTCAATCAATTGCTCAGCGATATTCTTAGTCTTGCGACTATTGTAATCATCGTGACACTCGTCAATTTTTGCTGCGGTTGCAATAGTGTTAGACATTGCAGCAACACCGCAAGCAGCAAGTCGCATTCTTTCTCGTTCTAACTCTGCACGAAGCTTTTCAATTTCATCGAAGGGACCTTCAAACTTGCGATTAAAAAGATTTTCATATTCTCTTTTCCATTTTTCAATCTCGGCAAGTGCTGGTTCGGCTTCGATTACGTGTGCTGACAATTGCTTTTCGCGACTGTCTTCCATTGTCGGTCTCAAAACATCAATAGTGCCGTAGCCATCATTATTTAGTCCTGCATCACAATAAATCCACCACTCGCGCCACTTTGGTTTCTGGTCTGCATCGTTACTCATTTCGACTCCTTACGATAATATCTAATCATTTCTGTAATTATTTTTTTATTTAGCTTAAACTCGTTTGGTTCCCATTCTGACGTGCAGTCTTTCAATTCAAAACTGCGTAGCTCATCAAAAGTCATTTTTTTACATCCCCAAATCACATGGTCATCAAATACAGTCACAAAAAATTTAGTGTTAACAATTTGTAGTGGGTTGAATTTAAAACCTATGGTATAGCGAAGGTCGGCATAGCTAAGGTTGGCATTGCTAAGGTTGGTATTGCTAAGGTCGGCA